TCGTATTACATTTTGAGCTGTTAAGACGAACGACCTGTACTTATCAGGAGTATCGTTCATTGTGTGTGGTTATACCTAGTTTAACAATAACACAATTGTAGCACTTAGTTAGTGTATTAGCAAGGGGTAATTACAATGACATTAAGGCTTAGTAGGCCAATCTGCATCTTCTAGGTTAGGCCAGTTATCGTGTGCCGTAAGGTTACGAAGCGCAGTCCTGTAGGTCGCCCAAGAGGTCTTCACCTCGCCTGTAAGTGGGCTGTCGTTGAACTGTGTCCAATCTGACTGCGATAGGATAGTGTTACGTTCATTGCGATTACGTTCTGCCACACGGTCATTTGCACCAGAAAGCCACGCTGCTTGTTCCGTTTCAATTTGCGTAATTTCTTCGGCTGTTAATTCTACTTCAACGCCATTTACATATTTTATCATTGCCATTTTGTAACCCCTTAACTCAGTTTATAAAGTTTAAAAGTTCCACCGTTAATTTGCGCACTAAAGTGAAATAGATTTAAACCCGTTACTGTTGCGGAGCTATTATTTCTGGTAAACCAAACATTACTACCCGCCACATAATTATACGAACCGGGCGACCCCGGCATTTGAACAATTCTCGATTGCCCAAAGGTGTTTTTGTTAGAAATACCCGCAGCAAAAATGTCAATTTCAGCATTTAAAGTAGCGTCACCGTCTGCGGCCGTATCAACTGTCGTAAGTTGCATATGATTTTCGTTATATCTAGCGAAACTACTTGTATTGTTTGGATAGTAAGACTTTCCCATTGAATAGTAGTTACTTGTGGGGGAACTTGACCCAGTACGAAATCTCAAATTAAGGTAACTATTGGTAGTGTTGACCGTCATGTTTTCTATGATAACCTTAAAGTGGCCCGAGTAACTTGAACCCCAATCCAGAAAAACATTATAAGTGGCAGAAGATACAGTTGTTGTAGAAAGTAACTCATAGGCTCCACCACCCGCACTAGCTACCGCCGTAGCATTAGCTGCAATGTCAGTCGTGTTAGCAGACAGTAAGTCAGTTAATAAAGCCATTACTCGCCCTCCTCTTCAAGTGTCGCAGGGTCTACCCAGTCAGGATTAGCTGTCCATGTAGTGCCATCAAAGGTGTAACGATTACCTGTCCAGTTTTCTGGTGGTGTTACGCCTTCGTGCATTGTTGAGTTATTGCTATTTAAGTCACCAATAATAAAGTTGGGCGCAATAATGTTAGCACTAGACATTGCTACCTCTGCCGCATCCTCAAAGACATACTTTGATAAGCCTGTTGCAGTTTCTACGATAGTCTTCATTATACCAGACCTCCAAGGTATGCGTTCATCTCATCACCGCTCATGTTAGAATTGACGAGTAACTTAGTTGCAGAGATAGCCTTGCCAATCTTGCGTCCATTGTTAGTTGTTTGTAGGTCACCGTTGTCAGCAACGTAGTAAGTTGTGCCTACTGCTAGGCTTGACTGCCCTTCGTTAACACCACCATTGATAGTGATCTTACCTGTAGCTGAGTTAGATATAGCTCCGTCTGCTACGCCTATGTAGGATGAGGCGTTGGTTGAGCCAGAGTCAAACACAACGACTTTCCCATCAAGAGTAGAACCATTATTATTTTGGTCAGCTATTATTACTTTATTACTATTGCTGTCATATGCAGAGGCCAACCAAGAACTATTATTAGTACTATACTGTAACGCTGTTCCAAAACTTATTGAGGTTCCGCTTATGGTTCCTACTATAATAAAAGGCTTTCCTGTTGAAAAATCACGATATGCTACAACGACTTTACCTGTACCTACATCAAAAGTTGTTGTTATATAAGCAGCCCTAACATTAAAAGTTACTGTCGTGCCAAAGCTGATAGAGTTTCCGCTCACAGTCCCAACAAGAGCTTTACCAGCACCTGCACTTCCATAGTAAGCAATGGCTATTTTATTGTTGATACTATCAAACGCTGCAGATAAGTACGCTGCTCCTTCACTACTAAAAGTAACAGGTGTACCAAAACTTATTGAGGTTCCGTTTACAGTTCCTACTACAGCCCGTTCGGTACTAGAGGAACTAACATATGCAATAACAATTTTGTTGTTACTGCTATCAAATACGGCAGAATTATAGCTAGTCCGTGCTGATTCATATACAGTAGCAGTACCAAAAGAGATAGACGTACCGCTTACCGTTCCTACTATAGCTGTACCATCGTAGGGGTACGTTTGATACGATCTATAGGCTACTACTACTTTGTTATTATTAGTATCAAACGTGCAGGATGTGTCGCTTGTACCGATACTGTTAAAAACGGTAGGGCTTCCAAAAGAGATAGACGTACCATTTACAGTCCCTACTATAGCAGTACCATAACTAGAATTAGTATTGTCCCCATAAACTACTACCACTTTGTTATTATTAGTATCAAACGTAGCAGATATAGATTCGATTAGACCTGCCTTAAAAACAACAGGAGTACCAAACGAAATAGAGCTTCCGTTTACAGTCCCGACAATAGCAGTTCCAGAACTACTGTTACCCATGTCCCTATAAACAACTACAACTTTATTGTTTAAACTATCAAATACAACATCTTTTTCTGGTGGGTTACCGTTAGTAAATGTTGTAGGCGAACCTACACTAGGGTCAGCAAACCCTGCCACACTAACAGTACCATTACTATTCAGTACAACAACATCACCATTAGCTATAGCACCACTAGCTACAAAGTCTGCACTACCACCACCAGCGGGATCAGCAAAGCTAACCGCACCAGAGCCATTCGTAGTAAGCACCTGACCTTCAGTACCATCAGAGTTAGGGTAAGTAGTACCACCCATAGTAACCGTACCAGTTAGTGTTGGGCTTGCTAGAGGTGCTTTAGCATTTAACTGAGTTTGTACTGATGAGTTGATGCCCGCTACGTTGTTAAGATCGGCAGTACTAGAAGTAAGACCATCCAGTTTATTGATTTCAGTTGTGCTTGCAGTTACACCATCAAGTTTATTAAGGTCTGCCGCTGAAGCTGTGAGGTCACTAATCTCTGCGACACTAATAGCCCCATCTGCCAGAGGATTACCCGCTGCTATAAGGTTTGCTAAGTCTCTTGCTTTTGTCATTGGGTTATCCTTTCACCAATAGTTTAGTTGCTGAAAGTGCTACACCTGCGTAGGTTCCACCGCTATCGGTGGTAACTGCACCACCACTATTAACGTAGTGTTTTGACCCCGCTGTAAGCCCTGACTGTTGTTCATTAACACCGCCAATCACAGTTATATCCCCTGACGCCCCGCTATTAATTCCAGCCGTTGCAAAACCTACAAATTTAGAAGAGTCACTTGTAATGGGTAATTTATGACTACTACTTTCCCAATCATTTGCGTTATTTCCATTCCCAATCACAGTATACAATGATACATCAGGGTTATTAAGATGTGAGAGAACATTAAAGTTAGCTGAACCTGAGAAGTAAGCATTGTACCCTGTTAAGTCGCTAGCCGTTCCAAGAGTAACATTTCCGTTGGTGGCTACGTCAATAGACCTGTACTGAAAGGTAGCGTTATTATACCCCCCTGCATAAATAATTGCGCTTTTAGCATTTTTATCCTCAAGTAAACTATTATGCCCTTCCAAAGAAGACGCTGTAACCGCAGTATTAAGTGTTAAACTATTATTACTAATTGTAGCACTTCTTACTTTAACTGAGGATGTACCTGTACCATAAGAAATTAAAAATTTTCCACTGTGGGTATCAAATTTTACGCTTTGTTTATTAGAGTTATTTATAGCGTTACTGCTGTCTAAAGTTTGCCTCGTTCCTTGGGATATAGAAAAACCTGCTCCAATACTTCCTGTTACTTTAAAAGGATAGGCATAGGAAGCACTGCCTCCAGCATCTCCAAGAATAGCTAAAAATTGTCCATTTCCGTCTGTTCCAACCTTTGGGAATTTATAGTTTCCACCAGTATTAGACATTGTAGCTTGAAGTCTGCTTGTAGGATACCCACTAGAGCTCAATGTAATCACATTGATAACTGGAGAACCGCTATGTAGCTGTGAAATCAGTATATGTGCTTGTAGACTAGTGTCATAAACCAAGGCATATGCACCATTGCCTGATACTCTATTAGCTAACGAAACGTTATTACTAGATATTCTACTGTTACCATTAAAATAGGCTGTTCGCATTTCTGTATTATTGTTAGAGTCATCACTTATAACAATTAAAAAAAACCCATTTACGTTGCAGTCGGGATCAAAAGTCATGGCTACACTTGCGCCAATGTTTGAGCTGTCTGGATATACACTATCGCCTTGGCTTGCGACAGCTTCAGAACCAGTATCTGTAACAACATTCCCATGCCACCATTGAACCCAGCCGTTTGAGTTTCTAGCTAAAGCAATAATTTTTTTATTTATTGAGTCATAGGCAGCAGCATTAGCAATAATGTCACTGCCGCCATAGGGAAGTTGAAACTGACTACTACCAACCGAAGAAACACTACCTATTGTTTTTGTAATACCTGCTGCCTGACCGCTAGTATTAATAATCACTGCTTGCCCTGCTGTTAATGTAGACGCCGCTGTTAGCTCAGCAGTCCCACCGCCACCAACACCAGCCGTACCCAAGGCAGCTACAGTAGTCGCATCTACAGAAGTAATGTTACTAAGCTGTCTGCTATCATTTATGACGGTTGTACCGCCTACTTTAATCGCCATCTTCGTATACTCCTACTAGGTGATTGTTGCGTTGGAATTGACGTTGCCTACAACATCCAAGTTGCCGCTTGCGTCCAGTTTCATCTTGTTTGTGCCGCCTGTAGCGAAGTACAGTGAGCCGCCAGACTCTGTGATAGTCCAGTTAGCCCAGCCAACAGAACCGCCGCCTGTCATCTGTAGGTTACCCGAAGTGTGAATCCGCACAGCCTCTGTATCAGAACCACTGCTTTCTCTGATTATCGCAAGATTACCACCAGTAGGGCCACTAGCATGAAACTTCCAACCGTCCCCGCCATCAGGTACGTTGTTTTGTGTTAGCTTAATTTGAGGTATATCTGTGGCTGGGCGTATTTCTACTGTAGCATCATTAAGTGAGGTTGCTCCAATACCCAACCGTTCAGCACTCGCATCCCAGAAGAACTTTGCGGTAGTGCCTGTGTCCTCGTAGAAGCTGATGTCGCCGTTACCGTCTATCTTGAACGCATCTCTTGGGGATGCTACCCCTTGGCGAATGTAAAAGTCGCTAGACCCATCCTCCATGTCCAAAGTCCAACCAGCAACGTCATTAACGTAGACAAGTTTGCCCGATGTAGTGTTAATGCGAACTTCATTATTAACAGTCAAAGCACCCGTCATAGTATCGCCAGCTACTTCAACGTAACGAGCATCTGCCTGTGTCTTAGTATATGTATCGGCTACTACGAATGTACCGTAAGCTACAATGTCTACAGTATCACCTACGGCTGCACCTGTAGCCAGTACAACAGATGTACCATTTGTAGCAGTAAAGTCTGTGCCTACTATTAGTTTAACACCGTTGAGATAAGCATCGACATAGCCGGGATCATACGTTGAAGCGAAGGTAGTCTGACCTGCAGTAGCAGTGTAAGTGTTACGGCTAGATGTACCATTAACGGATGAACCAGCAGCTTGCCATCCAGAACCACCATAGACGTACATGATGTCAGTGGTAGTATTGAAATACAAAGCACCAGCTATAAGTGCGTCACCATCGTTGTCTGTACCGGGAGCGGAAGACTTAGCACCAAGGTATCTGTCATCGAAGTCATCATAAGATGCAGCGGCAGATGTAGCCGAACTAGCAGCGGAAGTAGCAGAGTTACCTGCATTGGTTTCACTGGTAGCAGCGGCTGTAGCAGAAGCAGCGGCGGCAGTAGCGTTGGTTTGTGCGGAACTAAGACTACCAGTAATCGTATCAACGTAACTTTTACTCACAGCATCATTTGCAGAGCTGGGTGCGCCCAGACCAGTAATCTTCTGATTACCCATAGCAATCGCACCAGACATCGTGCCACCAGCTTTGCCTAAGTAAGTAGTGTCAGAGAATGACTTCGTGACTGCATCTTGGTTAGCAGTCGGATCACCCAGACCAGTAATCTTAGACGTACCCATAGCAATCGGGCCAGACATTGTGCCGCCAGCCAGTGGTAACTTAGTCGCTATGCTTGTTGTGATTGTATTAGCAAAGTCTGCATCATCGCCCAGCGCAGCCGCTAACTCATTCAACGTGTCCAGTGTACCGGGTGCGCTATCTACAAGAGCAGCTACTTCATCGTCAACGTATTTTTTCGTGGCTGCATCAAGGTCATTTGAGGGTGCAGTCAAGTTAGTGATGGTAGCAGTCGTACCCGCATTCATATTCAGTGTACCATTGATGGTCACATCTGTGAATGAGGATGTGCCGCTAGAGGCTGTCACATTACCCGCTACGTTGCCTGTTAGATTACCTACTACGTTACCCGTGACATTGCCCGCCACGGTTCCTGTAAGTGGCCCTACAAGGCTTGTACCTGTAATTGTAGTACCTGTTACGGCTGCGGGAGTTGTTGCGCCAACAATTGTACCGTCAATGTTACCACCGTTAATATCTACCGTAGCAAGAGTGGCCTGACCTGATGTACCCACTGTAGTAAAACTACCCGCCGCCGCAGTCGATGCGCCAATGACTGTAGCATCAATATTGCCGCCGTTTACGTCTACAGTAGCTAAAGTAGCTAATCCCGTAGATGTAATAGTCGTGCCTGTGATAGCCGCAGGAGTAGAAGCGCCGATTGTAGTGCCATCGATAGCACCGCCATTAATATCAACTGTGGCTAGTGTTGTGGTTCCAGTAGCTGAAAGAGTGGTGAAGCTACCTGCAACAGCGGTGGTATTACCAATTACAGTATTATCTATCACACCAGAATTAAGGTCTACGGATGTAATAGTCGTAGTTCCAGTAGCAGCTAAATTAGCGAACCCTGCATCGCCAGTTACGTTAAGCGTACCACCAACAGCTACGTTAGTAGCCGCCGCAATCCCGCCGCTAAGGAATAAGTCTTGAAAACGAGTAGATGTGTTACCCAAATCTATAGTGTCGTTAGCAACAGGCAGTATTGCATTACCATTTGATACTTTTACTAACTCTTCCCAGACCGCTGCATTAGCAGAATTAACGATACAGATGTATGTACGTCCTGTTGAAGTATTCTGCCACATCGAGCCTACGACATAGCCCTGAGAGATATCGTTGGTAGCTATAGGGGCGGCGGTGGCATCCATTTTATTAAGGCCACCTACACCACCATTTACGGCGGGCAAAAACCCAGAAACAGATGTCGCCAGAGGTATTTTAGGGGCATCACCTGTAGCGCCAGTATGTCCATGACCAGTTGTGCCGTGAAATGCGTCAGCTACCTGATTAAACTCAGAATTAAGGGGAGGTGCAGTAATAGGCGACCCATTGATTATAGTGCCTGTAGACTGCCGTGTGTAACCTGCCATAGTTTATCTTCTCCCTGCCGCCGTAAATTCAAAGACCATACCTTGAATAGAAAATGATTCCGTCTGCCCTACGGTCACAAAAGTGGCTTGTGCAGAGAAACCTGATCCTTGAATGTCGCTGGTCATAATTGGCTTAGATGAGCCGCCATACAGTACGTTTGTGGCAGCATAATTAATGTTCCTACCATCGTATTGGGTAGGCGCTCCTGAAGATGTCTGTGAGTATGTGGATGGCGTTGAAACAGCCCCGTCACCCCAATCGTAGGTCATGGAAAGCAACATTTCTAACGGGCCTTCTGCCCGAATGAATGTATTTATCTTTCGCATTATTTTGCGTTGTTCTGTCTCGCCAAAATCTAAATAAGGTGTAGCGTAAATACTTACGATATCTTCACCATTAAAGCTTATGCCGTCTTCTTGCTTGTATACTTTGCCGTCATAATCACCGTGTAATATGAACTCTGTGGTTCCAATGTATCCACTAGTGCAGCAAGAAGCTCGAATACCTAAAAGTTCCCCAAACTCCCAACCAATAGAACCAGAGCTATTAGTTAATCCACCGATAATACCAAGACTATCCCCCGCCAAAACCCCACCGTCCCCGATAAAATACCTGACTTGAGACTTAGACCTAATCACAACGCCATTCAGCGTAGTCATGTCTTCGTTCTTAATAATATCAACTAGAGTGGCTTGTATGGGCTTACTTAATGTTTCAAGCTCCACATCCCCAATGCGAGAAGTTGAAGCGCACGGTCTGAAGCCATCAGGTGCGAGGAACATCAGATCCCCGCCGATTTCCAGTACACTGTCCCGTGCCACGCAGCCTACGTTTGCGGTGACCTGTGCGAGAGTAAAGTTACCAGAGCCATCTACCCCAATCTTCTTGATTGAGTTGCCGCCGAAAACGAATAAGTCATCACGGAACGGTTTAATCTGTACTACATCAAAGCCAGAAGCCAGTTGTCCACCACCCGCCGCAGTAGTCCAAGTATACGGATCATTAGGTGCGCTATGTGCTACTGCCGCTGCGGTAGCTTCGTGACCTGATAAGAAAACATGGTTCTCAAATACATCTACCAAAGCAGGGGCGTTCAGCGCCTGTGGGCCACCCGCAGTATTATTTGCAGCATCGTATCCACCAGAGTGAGAAGACTTGATTTCTTTCCAGTTTGCCCCGTTAAATACGATAGCAGGGTTTACCCCGTCTACGAAGACGATGTGGTTACCTGTGCCAAAGTTAAAAGTAGCGTGACGCAGCTTATCTACGGTTAATCCGTTCAGGGTCATCGGACGAGATACTGAGTGGTCTAGTGTATACTTACGCCAGCCAATTGATTTAGTGTAGAAGTAGAAGCTGTAAGTATTAGCCCCTGCATCCTGACGGGCGGCAATAATCTTAGTGGTATTCGTTACGTCTTCTTTAAAGATAGCCAGACCTAAGACCTTGCCCTGTCCTGTAGTCTGTCCATCAACCGTCACTTCGCCGTAGTCGCTATCAAATTGTGAGTAGCCTTCAATACGACGATAGCCCCCGAAGAGGCCTGGTTCGTAGTTAACAAGTCGTGTGGCTGATCCTGGTCTATTGTCCGAAAGATCTAGATGATTTTCGTTACTGTTCAGACCACCGCTACTGACTAGCTTGAAGGATTGAATTTGATCGGGCATCTAGAATTTAATCCTAGTGTCTCTTATGGAGACATTGTTGTTTATAAATAGTGTTTGCAGATCCTTAACGCCCTTCTCAAAGGCTATAAAAGCGACCTGGGCGGATTCCACGTTGTCTTTAAACATATATAAATGGTACAGCGCCCCATCTATTAGGACGGTATCATAGCTCTCTGGAATACGGGTGACATCTGTTGCATTAGTGATGTCTGTGTAATTCATAAAATAACGAAACTTTAATGTGTACGCTTTGTTTGGGGAAGGACTCACGCCATATCCATTACCGTGGCTTGGAAATACAAACTCTGGGATATCCCTACCTTCTGAACCAGCGGTGTAGTCGGCGTCACGATATGTAGAATACCATTCATCCTGTTCTATAAATTTAAGAGTTTTAAAACCTGCACCTAGATTATCGTCTGATTGGATTTGAAAACTATTCCAATCCGCTATTTTAAAATATTGAGGCCAGGCGTATTCTGTCTGACCTGCTACTAATGTGTCAGTCTCTTCTGCGGCGTTAAAAGGCCACCCAAACTCCGCTTGGTTGATCTTAGCTACAGCCGCCTTCACGGCATCCTTAACGAGTGCTTGAACACCACGAACCGACCCAAAGTCGGCTTCCGCAATCTCCACCTCATTCAGGCGTCGAAGGGTTTGGTTACACAGATCGATATAAGTAGATGGCATAATTTAACCTTAATTAAGTGAAGGGCGGGTACTTGACCCGCCCCCCAAGTAAGTGTTATGCGAGGTTATAGTTCGCCGTGAACAACGCCTCTGGGCGAAGGATCTTGCGTCCGTATAATTGCATGCCCCGGACAACATCGCTGAAGGTATCTGGAGAACGGAATGTCTCCACCTTGGCGATCTGATCAGCTACTGCTACAGCACTATCGTGACCAGCTACCATCACTCCGAAGTTAGTTTCGGAACCCGCAGCCGCTGTGGTGTCGAGGTTGCCAACGTAAGGCAGATTGTTCGACACATAGACAGTAAAGTTACGGATTTTAGCTGGGAGCTTGCCGTTACGGATTTCATCCGAACCACCGAAATCAGCATTTATTAACTTGCTCGATTCATCGAGAAGGATTTCTGCTACTAGGGGTGAGATTACGATATAACGCCCGTCTGTAGCTACATTGGCCTCATCCATCTTACGATTGATGCGGTTCATAACAGCTAATGGTGAAGTAATACCACCTGCTCCACCGCCAGCGGCGAGTGGGATAGATGTTACTTCGCCATCAGCACCCAAGTCAGAACCACCAAAGTCAGTGATATCCAGCTTGTTAGCCGCAAGCAATTCATCCGTACCTGCGGCAGTATTAGCTACAGAACCAGATGTGGTTGTGTTCCGTGCCCATGCACCTGGTGTTTTCCAACCAGACATATAGCCAAGAACTTCCGCATCGAATGCGTCACGAAGATCATAGCCAGCACGATCACTTGCTAAGTCCATGAAATTTAAGTGAGAATGCGCAACTTCAATATCCGCCAGTGTGAACTGCCAGTAGTTAGCTTTGTCTACAACCATCGTGAACGAAGTATCTGTCAGATCTTGCGTTGCGAGTGTTGTACCACGTTCCAGATTGTTGATAGTGATTGTTGGCTCACGGACGATGGTCACTGAATCTCCGTGTTGAGCGATCTCACCAGCGTAATCTGTGTTAGTCACAGCTTCGACTACAGAACTTTTCCTGAAAGCAAGCTGGGCTTTTTTACTGTAGATGACGGGCGAGAAGCCGCCTGAGTTTAGGTTGGTATAACCTGATGCTTTTGCGAATGCCATTTTATGTACTCCTTTGGAATGGCGGGGCGAAATGCCCGAACAGACCCCGAAGAGGACAATTGAGTGGCAGTGATATATGAGGGTGCGAGTGCCTAATTAGTTGCAGCTAACAAGCAAACGGGCCTCACCACACTGGTGGACTAAACGTCTAAATTCTTGGGAATAAGCAGAAACAGAGGTAGACCTTGCGGTGGCTCTATTCTGTGTTTTAAGAGGTAAGCCTCTTAGAAAATATGTCTCATGGAAACGTATCTTCAAAGAGTAAAGAGCAGTTGATACGTCACATACTCAGGTGACTCCTTGATCCTCTTTAATAAATACAGACCAAGACATAATCCAACTAGAAGAACACCCAACTGCCTCAGAACAGCCTCTAGCTGAATACCTTTATTATAGCACTTAACTATTTACTTTGCAAGCTACCTTGCTGCGCCAGTTTGGTCATAAACAAAACTTCCATTACGGACAGCCTCTTTTATGGCCTCTTCGTTCTTAATGAAATCTGCGTCTGACATAGATGCGATCTGACTTTCAGAAAATGCGCCACGTTGGTTTGTACTAGGGGCAGAACTAGATGTACGCCCTACTGCCTGTGCGGCTGACCTACTCTTACTCTTACGCTTGCCTGTATCCGCTTTATAAAGATCAATGGCACGGGAAGCTTCAACAGCGTTAGTGTTGTTTTTATACAAAGCATCTTGAATGTACTGTGGCTGCATAGCTACCCATTCGTGAAAGGAAGAATCCTGCCGAATGTCATGGAAATCAGGATGCATCTTAACAAGTTGTTGTTCAGCTTCTTTGCGGGTGAGCTTGTGTTCAAGCTGCTTTAGCCCTGCCATCCGCTTCTCGCCCTCTTCCAGAGCCTCGTTTGCACGTTTTCGAGCAATTGAATCAACAATTTTAGCAACGTCAGGGTATTTCTTTGACCACTGGTCAATCTCTTCATCAGTTTTAGGGAATTTAATTTGCCCCTTTGCGGCCTGTTCAAGTTGCGCCTTCATTTGAGCGACTTCTTGATCCTTTTGCTGCATCAATTGGTGAGAGTGCCGACGAAGATCTCCGTACCGTTTTTTGTACGTTGCATCTTCCGCATCAACTGGCTCGGGGCCACCTGACTGAACCTCTTGTTCTTTTGCTAACTCCTCGGAGTAAGAAAGACCATTATCGTCTTCATCTAAACGTCTATATTTTGCCATTGTATTTTGCCTCTTTGGGGGCCGCTCTTAGGCGGGTAGCCCGTTAGGACATGAACACCATTTTTGGTGTGTTCATCATGCCTGGTAGTTTGGATGTTTTGGGGTAGACCTCCTCGACTTCCTCATCTTCATCCAGCATGTCATCCACCTCTACGGCGGCGACTTCGATATCGATTTCCTCGGAAGGAACATCGTCTTCTGCCTCAGTAACCTCTTCAGGTTCTTCAGCTTCCTCTTCACCTGCGTATTGTATTAGGCCCATATCAAACATGCCCATGAGGCCCATTTCAGCCTCTGACTGCATATCCATGATATGTTTAAGTCCATGCCATTTAACCACGTTAGCGGGTAAAACGTATTCACCTTCGCTAATCATTGCTTCGATATCGTCCCGTACATTCTCTGCACTGGAACCCACGGGAATAGGATTTCCTGATACAGGGTCTGACATCATACCGCCCCCACAAGAACCATCGCAATCACCACCGCATCCACAAGACATGCCGCCGTGGTACATCTTCATCTTTTCATCATTCTCTGGATCGTCAGCTTTAGCTTTCTGGATGGCCTCTCCACGGGCCTCTTCGTAATCACTAAGTTTACCGTCTTTATCTAAGTCGGCTTTCTTCTGATCTAGTTGAAATCTGTTATTAGCCATGTCCAAACCTTCCTGTGTGGTGATGCCTTTTTGAGAGGTGGCAAGACCACCAAGTGCGTACTCTGGGGCATCGCCACCAAAAAAACCTACTACGTCATCTCTAATTTCCCCGGCATGAAACATTGCGTCTTTAATGCGTTCTTTTATTGAGACATCTGAGCCGTCTTGTGGTGAGTACATATCGCTCTCGCCAGTGTAGAACTGTTGCTCTGTCAGATCGGTGTTAAAGAGATTTTGAGAACGCCACTTAGAATACTCAGTAGCCATATCCTCATCTTCAAACATGGGCAGCTTCTCGCCCGTGTACTTATCGTAGGGGCCATTCTCCGCATAGTAATCAAAGAGTTGTTTTAAGTCGTACGGCTTGCCGTTAGTGGGATCGATTGTTGGCGTAACCAATATTGCGTCACCATATTCAAAAGATGATGATTTCTCAGAGTACGGTTCTTTGTTCTCTGCATTCGTCCAGACAGGCTTACCGTTACGGGTGGTTACCCCAGCTACTTTTTTTGGCTCTAAGTCCATTATTCTGCACCCTTAATCACTTCGTCACGAAGCGTTTTAAATCTACGAAGTTCTTTTATTGCCCCCTGAACTTCTAAAATTCTCTGGGGGTCTTTTTGTTTTTCTAGAAGGTCACGAAGACCTTCAATTCTAGCCGCAACGTAATAGTGCAGTAGGTTCATTTGCTCTTTGTTATTCACCAAAGGAAGCAATAGACGATAAAAGCTCTTATCCATTATTTACCTGTATTTTTAGGGACAGCTTTTGTGCCAAATTGGCGTATATAAGTCATGTCCTCTGCGTAAGCTTCCGCCCAGCGATTTTCCGTAAATGTTGCGAACAGGATAAGTTGGTTTACGTCTAAGCCTAGAACTTCTGTAATTTCCTGTAATTCAGACACTTCTTCACGCAAGCTTTCGATAATATATGCTTGCTGGGATACCCACCAAATTGCACCACCGAACTGAATAGCCATAGCTAAAACCAAAGCTATAGGTAATTTTACGTTATTCATTGATCACCTCGAAACAGTACAACGCAATGTTGTTGGTAGTGACTAGAACACTCGCCTTAGTCATTTCTTCCATGCAGATTTTCTCGCTAGGATACTGGCCTAGCTGGTAATGCGTTACGTTGCTATTCAATATCTGAAAAAACAGAAGTACCCACATTACTGAGGCTGTCCTTGTGGTGCGGCATTAGGGGGTGCGGGTTGCTGCCCCCCATTGTCTCCACCACCTGCGCCTGTGAAGCCTTCTGCTCCTGGTACGGGAGCCTCTCCTGGTGCTATGTTTCCGCCGCCTGTTCCTGTCGGATCACTAGGATTAGGTGGGCCACCTTCTGGGGGCGCTGGAGGGCCTTCAGGCTGGGGCATCATCGCTTGGATCTCTGCCATCATCTTAGCTTGTATAATCGCCTCACGTTGATCGTTAAGGATCTTGTCTTCATCCAAGTCCATCGACGCCGCCAACTCACGCAAAACATAATCGTATTTAACAAACGGAGCCATCTGTTGGTTCTGGGTCATCTGCATGAACTGGAGCAGACGCTGGCTGCGGATCTCATTACGCATTAGGCTTTCCGTGCCTTTAGCAATAACTTCCAAATCCCCAACAAATTCCTTGTCAAAGTTAAATTGCATGTTGAAACTGAATAACGCCTTACCCAGCGGAGCCAATAAGTAGTCATCGATGTTTCGCACCACCGCTTTGATGTTAGCCTGTGCAGCACCCATCAACATCGACATACCACTAGCGGTACGACCTACCCCCATAACTCCTGTAGTGCCGTGAGAGTAGCTAGGAATGCCTGTAGCCTCATCAGCAAGCTGGCGGGACTTATCAAACATCATCATTAATTCTTGCGATACGTTAGGGAATTTGGTTCCAAATATGGCCTGTCCTGGCGCACCCGCCTGACGCCGAAACACCTTGCCTGGGTACACACTTAGATCCTGACCAGGTACTAGATTAGTTTCATCAATCTCAATCAGAAGGTTACCTGATAGCGCCCCGTTATCAATTGCCATACGGTAAAAACCGTTCATTAGAAGTTGGGTATCTTCCATGTTCTCTGCAACACCAATACCAAAAAAGCTATACGGGTTAAGCTCATATGGAACTGCATGGTAGGGAATACGGCTAGGAGTGAACGGATTTAGCACTAAACGCAGGATTTGACCGTTACAGACCCATATATTGACCTGTATTTCGTCCTGATCCTCATATTCGTCTGGGATGTCCAGATCGGCTTCTTCAGCCAATTCGGCATCAATAACGCCCCAATACTCCAGTACTTCGTAGCGATCTATTTGATCTGAACTGGCATTGTCCTCTAAAGCGTCTTCCCAATAGGCTCTGGTGTAGCTAGGGCCATACTCAATCGCCAATTCAATGCTTTCATCACGGAAATGGGGGCGTTTCTTTAGTCCCCGCATCTGAGAGCGGTTTAAACGATGCCGTTGTACCGTATACTCAGCTTCCGCCATATTTCTGGCGTCTGGATCGGGATAGAAGTCCCAAATGCTGACGAATTCTACTTTAGGAATAGTTTCAAAGAGAGGATCGTACTCACCTTCGTCAGTCCAGCGAGGATATTCCTTATCGTGGGCAAATGGCCCTTTGATTAGGCCATGCCCCAGCAATGCACACTCAAATGCCATTGAACGTAGGTGCTTAGACGCTTGAGACTCCTCAAGCTGGTCATGCATACGCTTTTCCATCTTCTGAGCGGCAACTTTAGCAGGTTCAAACGTAATAGAACCAGGATTTGTACCTGCACCAACCTCAAGCTCGCCCTCAATCGGCTTTAACTTCTCTGAGTACACACCTAACTCTTTGGCGATCTCAGGACGCACGATATTACGAGGTACTTTGTAGTCTACGCCTACTTTATCTTTAACTTTTTCCGTTGTCAGGGAGTTAGGATCAAAATGTACAGCGTCAGCCACGTTATTTGGGAATTTACGCTGCTCAATACCTAGAGGATACTTGCCACCAGCGAAAAGTACGTCCACAACCTGTGCGTATGCGGCTAATACCTTAGTTTTTGTGATTTTAATAAATGCTTGGGACTTCTCAGTGTCAGTGAACTGTACATCTGCCCCGTATATACCACGGTAATTGCGGTATGCGGTCAGCCATCGGTCTTCGTCAGTGCGTCGATGGTCTTTTGACCTACGAAACTGCCCGTCAATAAACGAAACAACCCCAGAATACTCTGTATTCTCCTGCTCTACGTCACCATCTTCTTCCAAAGCCACTACACGATCCGTTTCGGTAGCGTCTTCCATGTTAGAATTTTCTGGTCTGTCCATTAAAGCCATATTTTAGTATCCAAATGCTGAATCTGATGGTCTGTAAGTGCGTTCAGGTACGCCTCTACCCATATCGAAAGGTGAAAATGCCCTAGGTCGGCTCATTATTCCGTAGCGAACACTGTCGTAGGCATGGTCGGTGGCGTATCTAGGATCGATGTCATCGCTACCCTTGGGATCAGATGGTATCGAAGGAAGATCCGCTATAATCTGGCGGCAAGTATCAAAGAAAACTATACCCGGTTGCTCTGTAGCTTCGTCTACCTTCAAGCGTTGATGAAATTGGTTCTTACCAGCTACCCTTGCTCCAGAGGATCTATCACTAGGACGCCATCTGCATCCCATGTTTATCATTTCCTCTGCAATGGAAGGGCCTATTTGTCCTCGGTTGTGCCAACATGAGCTATCCAAGACGCCGTAGTTAATCCTGTCTCCCACTTCAGCTTCCATAACAGCGGCTGCTAAGTCTTTGCCTGTATGCTTACTGAGATATAGCTCCCTATAAACGATCAGAGTTTCGTAGGCAGGGTCTATTGCGAACCAGTGTACTGCACTCCACGAACTATATCCGTAATCCGCTGATCTAAATCGTACCCATTCAGATGGTATGTCGAAAGGTTCTACCACATGAACCGATTGTTTAAACTCTGGGAACGCAGCGCCATCCGCTACCGCCCAATCCCCTTCTAGTAATTGCCGTCTTTGGTTCTCTGGCAAAGACAAAAGATTTGCCTCATACGCCCCATCGTCAGCTAGGTAAGGGTTATCGTATAAACTCGCAGGAATGAACCTGCGGTAGAATAAAGGATCACCTGCCTTTTCATGCGTTTCGGGGTAAACAAGGGGTTTACCTGTTTCGAGGTCTTGCGCCACAAACTTTTTGTTTGGTGGAGCGGGATCTATAAACATCTTCTTGACCCATTGATGCCCAGGGCCACCTGGGTTCGTCGTTGCCCGCATGTAGGTAGGCAAATCAGGGTCTGTTGTACGCAATCGAGATCGTAAATAATTGAAACTGTAGGGACTACTATACTGAGTTAGTTCATCTACCCCAATGTAGGAGAAGGACTGACCTTGGTAACGCATGACATCTTCGTCACGCTCAAGATATGTCATCCATAGTCTTGCTCCAGAAGGGAACGTCCATTGGCTTTTCTTTTCCTGCCATTTCGCTCCTGGGTACGCTTTCGGATAGAGTTCTTGTGACTTGAAAACCAACTCACGCAATTCGTCGTTTGTGCGGCGAAGGATGAGTCCACTGAATGCAGGATTTGAAAAATAGCGCATGGGATCTGCGAGTAGACTGTAGCTTTTTCCGCCTCCCGCTGCGCCCCCGAACAGGACTTCTCTCTCTGGCGCTGCGAGAAAATCGGTTTGCGGCCCTGGATTTGGGGCGAATACGACTTCTTGGGTTTGCTTTTGTGTGGCGATAGAGCCAAAGTCGAGTGTGTCCGAAACCGTGGTGTCTTCATCAGAGCTTTCAAGTTGTGCCAGCTTCTTTTCGGTCATGGTCAGAACACGTTTGGCATCTGACTTCTTACGCTTGACCGCAGCTAACTTCTTTTCTTCGTGCGTCTTAGGGCGGGTTTTCTTACGCTGCTTGGCTAACTTCTTTAAGCGTTTGGAGTTTGGCCTACGCTCTTTCCAGATGTTAATGATGCCTTGATGGCTTATCTTAACCCCGGTCTTATCGGTCAGCCAATCTGATACTCTGCGACTTGAGTGGCCTTCCTCTAATCCATCTAAGGCTTCTTCTACCAACTTCACCATTTCTGGGTCAGGGACAGCTACTAGTGGATCGTCGGGGCTTTCAACGTATGCATAAGGTAGCTTGGCGGTAGAATTTACACGTTTCTTATTCTGCCACATCCTGTTTCGGTGGTAGGATGAACATACCGCCGCCTGTATTGCTTACTTCTATCTGCTCTTTTTTGACCAGACCAGATCGATCTAAAACTTCCCGTGCCGCTGAAATGGCGTTCCGTGCGCCCAGGGAACTAGGGTCTTCTAGTACGTTAATAATTCCATACGCCGCTTTAGGGGCATTCATAGCCAACATTAGAGAGGCACGTTCTACAATCTCATCTTTTAGGGGGTTAACCACGTCAGATAGCCTTGTAGTAGAAGCGTATCCTGCAATGTTCATGGCAGTACGAATATTGCCCTGGGCTTCACCCATAAGACAATCTAGGAAAGCTTGTTGCTTTTCTGAATATTCTTTCTCTATGCGGCTCATCCCATTGTCCTCATATATACGAACCCAGCACCTATGGACGCTGTAAATACGATCCACCAAATGCGCTCAAAGAACTGAAGCTTATGGCCTCTGGACGCAGTAAGCTGGTCTAGCTTAACGATACGATCCCAAAGAGCTTTCTGTTGGTCATCAATATTATCCATACGCTTAAAAACAGTAATCATACGCTCTTCCATGCGGGCGAGGGTGATAACTGCGTTTGAGAGTGCGTCCAACTTATCCTCAATTCGGGTAAGGCGATCTTCGCTCATTTTTTCTTCCTCTTAGGTTTCCAATTTACCTTCTTGGAAGAAGTTTTCTTTGCCGTGGCTGCTTTACCTGCCTTAGTTTTACACTGAGCCATAGTGGGCCTACAGGCAGGGTATGACCCACCACTCTTTTTAGATTTACGCCCACAGGGGCCACCTGTCTTGCAGTTAACCCAGCCCTTGCCGCCGTTCTGACCGAACCACTTTTTTAGGCCGCTACCTGTGCTACTTTTTTTTGCTGCCACTTTTCTTACCGCCTATGTTGTAATTTTTAGCACCAACTTTGCGGCAACGAACCATGTGACCGCTGCGGTATGCAGAGTTCTTTGGCATTGCTCTGGTTACTTTTTCGTAACAGGCATCCTTCTTGGTTTTCTTTTTCTTAGCCGCCATTTATTTACCCACTTCTTTTTGTGCTTTTTTATGGGAAGCGGTAAAACTCATTCCATCCTTCATAAGCTTACGCATCATAGCCATATGCTTTGGGGTGTGATGCGAGGAATGACGTTTCAGAGTTTCTTTCTGGCGATCAGTTAATTCTTTTTTCTTTTTAGTAGCCATCAAATCACCAATTCTTACATGACCAATAGCGGGCCGTTAGTTTAGATTTAGCCGTGTCGCACTTATGTCTGGCACGGAATGATTTACGGCGTTTAGGGTTGCTCTTCTTAATTTTCATATCAGGGTCGCCATACCTGACGATCTTTTCCTTGCCGCCCTCACATGCCTTAACAACAAACTTCTTAGGCCCGTCAGGTGTGCGGCGGGGCTTGTTGCACTTCATCTTAGATTTATCGATCTTTGCCATGCTGACTTCACATCTTATAAATATAAAAAAGGTAAGCGCCGCCTACCGCCATGCCGAAAATAAGAATAACCCCGGCGAAAATAGAGATAGCTTCTATAAGCTCTTCTCTTTCCTTCTGGCGCTGCTTCTCAGCCGCTTTGCGTGCTTTACGAGCCTGTCCCTGGTATTCTACCCAGCTATCGTACAATCCAGGGCGTCCGTAGAGCCGCATATGACTTTCAAGCTGGCGGCGTTGTTCTTTGATCTGATCTAGGGCTAGGAAGCTCTCAAAGTCGGCTGTATCTTTGCCCATGACCTTTTTAAATATAGACTTCTTATCGCTCTCAGCTTTGTCTTTAAGACTGTCTTCTGCGCTTAAAAAGTCACTGATCGATTTACCGCATTGAGCTAATTCTCTACCATTCTGTACAGCGGATTTAATTACCCCGAAGGCAGCATTTGCCATCGCAATTTCTGCAAGCATTACCCCCTCCCCGAAGTATGCTAGATGTTTTGCCCCTCTAATTTAAAACAGTAGGGCTTGGTCACCAGTTGCAGTCTATTCGCTGCGTATTTAGCAATTTTTAACATTTCTCCTGCACACTCGTTTCGAGTGGAGTAGAAAGTATTGGGCTTCATCTGTACGTCGCAACTCGAAACATCGACTACGGACATACAGAGAAGTAATACCCCAACAAACATTATTTCTTCTTTTTAGAAGCCATACCGCCGTAGCTGTATCCAGGCTTCTTTTTCATCGCCATACCACCGCCCATCATCTTAACCTTCGCAGGTTTACCCGCAGGAGGATTAGACGCACCGCACTTCGCTTTAGTCATCTTCATGTTTCTTTTCCCTATCAACGTAATGATCTGCTTGCTCAACTGTTGTTGAAGCTTCATCAAAACCAAAGAATTCGTCGTAACCACGAAATATAAGGTTTTCATCCTGGGCCTGGCGGGTAGAGATTAATCCCTCAGATAGGAGATAATCTCTGACCTGCTCTAGACTAAGCTTCTTGCCTGTGGCTTGAAGAATGGCGGCACGGATGTATATGAGGTTTACCAAGGGTTTCCTTACTAGGAACTAACCCAATGCTTGTATTGTAACATTAGTTAGAACCTATAGTCAAGACCATAACAAATAAATTAGCTATGGTATGTTTTTAGGGTAGACAAGTCTGAAAATCTTGGTATACTAAAGTAGTTACGCCCCCCGGTATATATATAACATACCTATGGTTTAAATACTTTATGGTGAATCTCACCACGATATATACCCATATCCTTTAATTGCCTGTCGGACATATTCTGTAACAGCCAATAGTTAGCTCGTTGCTGTTGTGATTTCTGGATAGATTTAAAGATACCATTAAGGCTGGCAAACACATAATTCATAATATTCTCCATAGTTAAGTGTTTTAGTAACTATATTATACCAAACCATAACTATGGTTACCTCTATGTATTACGAATACCCGCTATGCAGTCCGTAGCCTTCTCAACAGATACCTTAAACCATTCACCTCTACGATCAGAGGATATTACATCTAAAAGCTTATGAGCCATAGATTCATCCTTACGCCTATCCTCAGACGATACCGCACAATGCAGGACATAATCCCTAAGAGGGCTAGAAGTCTGATAGCTACTGCACCTATCATTAGCATCAATAGCCATACCTACCTTAACCCATTCGGGCCAAGCAGGATTAGAGATTACATAAACGTAACCTTCTTTCGTAGAAGGTAAGTTTTCAAAACTAGAGAATGCAGCGTCATTAAAACTCTTATAACGACCAGGTTTATGAAGTGGATGAGAGAATGATATATACTTACCGTCCACCCACATACGACTGCGGTTATGTGCGTCTTTTAAAGCACCCTTAAACGGCATCAGTTCACATCAAATAGATCTTCTACAGCCGCTACGCTGTCTTCCATATTACGGGCTACTTCCCGTAGCTTCTCCCCTTGTCGAACAAGCTCATGGGCAACGACATAAAGCTGAGTATAATCGCCACTATCAACTAAGAAATCTTTAACCGTATCTGTAACGCCAGATAGCTCAATCCTAGCCTCATTAGGCTCCTCTTCATCACCTACATAAATCAAAGCTACTAGGTAACATATTCCGTGGTCATCTACTTCAATATCGATGTCCACATTGGCACTAACCTCTAGGGCTAGATCCGCACTGTATTCACTCATAAGAGATCCACATATTAATAACAGGTTTCCCTGTATTATGGATATTAGCTAAGTACCATAACTGAGTCAATAGTAACTTTGCAAAGTTTACATTTACAGTTGCTAAGTTTGCAAACTATTGTACGATGTTGACGGTTTTAAATCCTGACCCGCAATACTGGGCCTGTTTACGGTTATGATTTCCTGAAAATAGGTAGGGTTTGTATACGGTACGGGTACACCCCCCCCTGGCACTCGCCCCCCTCAAAGAAAATAAAACCTAACAAATAAAATATATAGATAACAATAAATTGCCCTGGTATTTAGTAGGGATTTATCATGCTGCAACCTTTTAGGTCATAGTTTCAAAGGGAAAAAATAAGCAATAATAAGGGGATAAACTTTCAATTGATTGCGGGAATTGGTCGAAGGTTTAAAGCCCTGGGAAAATGCACCAGAAAAACGCCCCGGAATTCTGTTGATAATTTTTAAAGGGCGGCGGGAAGGGCTTGGCGGTGTACAATATCCCGTACCTTTCCCCCTATCAGATCCCATCAAACCTCATCCCCTGGACATAATACCCACATAAGCCCCCAGGGATAACGCCCCAGGGGAAGCAATATCGTTAAGGGGACGGGTTCCTATATATTATAGCACTTTGTCCCCTTAAGGGATAACGCCCCAGGGGAAGCAACCCCAGGACATAGAAAAGCCCCCTTCAATGGGGGGGCAATTCCTGGGGCTTTGAGGGGTTTGGTTTTATACCTTAAAAACCCCGCCAATAGTTTCCCCCTGGTCTATCATTTGGGTTGCACCAGTTTGCAGCAATTCGGTTAAATTAAAATCGTATCTTTCCGCAAAGCTTGGCAACTCTTGCGGGTCGATATAATTTAAACCGCCTGAAGTATCTGCAACCTTTGAACCATCCCGAAACCATATTTTAAACATCGGCTGACTCCCCTTGCTCTAAATTATGGTCTAAATGCGGGGCCTGATTATATAGAGTCCCTGCAATTATATTGATAGCATCCGGGGCCTCGTAAACCCCATAGCGTTCAAAAAACCCGGCCCCTAACTTAAAACAGGTTTTCGCTATTAGGTCGGTGTTGTCGATAGAGTTAACCCTAGTTTCCTCTAATACGTTTTTTATTTGTTCAAACATTACACCCGCCCCCGCAATGCTTTTGGTTTTTTGTTTAACCGTTTAGTTTTTGGCTTGCTGGTATTAACTACGGTTAAATCGTGGGTGATGATCCGGGGGGCTTTCTTTCCCATTGCCCCGAATTTTTTGGATTTAGCTTGACCGCTTGTGTTCGTGGTTTTCATTATGCCGTTTGGTTTTAGGGTTACGCTTTTCATTTTGTTTGGTCCTTTTGTTTAGCTAGTAAGCCCCCCAGGCAATCCAGGGGGCGCATTGTTTCAGAATAGAAAGGGGGCGAATTGTATTAGGTATAAAATACCAAATAAGGATAAAGCCCCCACCAGGTCGCCTATAAAACCTTTCACGCTGCAAAGCTTTCCGCCATGCCAAACAACCCCGCATTCAGGCGCACGTTTTCGGTTAGGCTTGTGATTGCTTTTGCTTTGCGTTTAGTCCAAATCGGTTTTGCTTTGGTTTTAGAATAGACCTGAACACCCCCCCGCAGCACCGACTCTTGCAACCTATTGAATACAGTGTAGCAGTCATTTCCCCCATCCCCTAGGCGGCGAACCTTTAGGGCTTGCTGCATTGTTTCCCACGTTGTGGCTCTTATCCCGTTTTCGGTCCCTTCCAATTCCTGGGGGGTTGCTACCATATCCCAGCGCATTTTGAGGGCGTCATATGCAAAGTCTAAGCAATCGTTTGATGATAGGTTACGACTCCGCATTGTCTCAATAGACTCCATCATGGAGTCCAGGTTCTGGACCTGGTGAGTCAAAAGGTTTTCAAATTCCCTTGCGGTCACTTTGGAATGGCGCAACTTAGCGTCAAACCCTTCCCCTTCTTTGATCAATTGATTGCTACAAACCGCCCTAAAATTGCCCGTCATCAATCGCAGACTCGAGCGTTTATTATGGCTGTTAAACAGTACCAGGTTTTTTTGATCCTTTTTCCCGAATTCGGCAGGACGTGCAAAGCTTATCATATGCTCTTGATAGGGAGTCATTGCCGGGGTTCTGCTAGGTTTTTGAATTGCCTTAGTAGGAACAAACCCATAGTCAGCAAGAATATTGATTGCGGATTCCGTATCAACAAAACCATATCGACTCGAGGTATTAGGGCTTGCCGTTTTAGTAAATGCCGCCGGGCATGTTTTGGCTATGTCCTCAAATGTGAGGGCGGTTTGGTCGTTTTGTATTGTGTGAATTAAATCAAATGGCATTTTGTGGTCCTTTGTTTAGCTAGGTTTTTGTTGCAATAAGCTGCAACCCAATGCCCCCCAGGAATTGAGGGGGGCTAAGGGTTAGAGCCTAGGCAGGTACAAAGTGATGTGAATCCCGAATGCGTTCTGCTAATGGCATATCAATTTTATTGATCCGGGCGAATTGCTCTGTTAGCCGATCCATTTTATTGCAGAGTCTTTCACTATCTTCGCCATATTTTGCGTTAAGGGCTAGGCGGTATGCTTTGGTTGCATCTGTTAGCAAGTCCAGGCGATTCCAATCGCAATTTTCAATCTTATGAATACGGTCCATAAAATCGGAATGTTTCTTTTTATCGGCGGCAATGCATGCGGCGGATTCTTCAGATATTTGATCAAGCTTTTTTTGCGTGTGGCGGTCCTGCAAATAGATCGTGACATATGCAAGCAATGCTGCAGTTGCGATGATAACAAAAAGATAAGCTGCAACGAAAAACGGGTTAGTTAATGTTTCATGTGTCATTTGTTTGGTCCTTTGTTTAGCTAGTTAGGGGCAAGGTGTAAGCCCCGCCCCTTAATTGATAACCATGATTCGTAACTTAGTAAAGGGTTTTTATTAGGTGCTACCCAAAAACAATTGAACCCACCCAAAACCAAACCACCGCAAAACCGACGATATAATAGAGGGCGCTAGGCATTATGCCGCCCCCTGAAATTCTAAGGTTTCGGGGTTGTCTATAATAAAGGGACTCTTACTTGCCTGGATTGCTTTCCCCCCCTTTAATTTCAGCCCCACAATAACGGGGCCAGAATTTAAATTGATTAAATCTGATTTGTCCCCATCAATCACAATTCTATTTAAAAAGGTTTTTGGCATGCCCCCCCTAAATACCGCCGATATCGGGGCGCTAGTTTTTAGGGCTTTGTTTACCTGGTTTTGATATGCCGGGGCGGCACTATATGAAAACATCAATTTATAGTTTTCGGGGGTTCTGCCTAATCGGGCGGCAAGTTTTGTGTAGTCGTAAAATAAAGCCTGGGGAAACATTTGCGGAATCCCGTACTTTTCCCAGGCGATATCCGAAATTGTATTGAGTCGGAATGCCGCCCGTTTTTGTTGCTTTTCACATTTACGAATGAATGCGGCAATTTCCTTTTTGAGGGTTTCCAGGAATTGCGCTTGATCATCCCTCCATAAATCCGATTTTGATTGTCTGGCCCTAGCAACAGAATTCATTTGACCCCGTCCCGCCGATACCAGGCAATCAACAGAACACTGCGCAATATCCCTTGCGGGGCATATTATAGCGTTTGGCATTAGGGATAGGCTAGCAATCAAGTAATCTGTACCCGTTTGGGTTTTCAGAATTTTGGTATTACTGGCATTTGTGTTGAGTAGTTTCATTTTCTTTGGTCCTTTTGTTTAGCTAGTAAAAAAATCGGGTGGTTAAATCCCGACTCTTAATGACCATAACAAAGGTAAATTGATTCGCAATTATAAAAACCAAATTTATAATTTTAAAAAATGCTAAGAAAAATTGTCAGAATTTTGTCATAACTGACCATCTAATAAGCAGAAAAATGCTATCGCTATCATATCACCTAAGTAGCCCTTTAATAATGATTGACGTGCGAGTATTTTTTAAATTAAACCTAATTCCATTAGAGCAGGAGACTATTAGTATGATACTAGGACCAGGACAGGCTAAAGAGATTGGAGAGGCGTTGGTGGATGCATCTGAACGATCCATTGAAGACGATAAGGACCACTATGTTATTTACTTAGATGAAGCTGGGAAGGCTGTATGCATGGCTGTTGACCCTGATGCCAACAGTTACGGTTACAAGATAGTAGCTCATGTAACAGCCCTTTAAATACATCTGACGTGCGAGTAAATTAGCCCCCTTTGTGGGGCTTTTTACATTTATACTGATACTTGATTCGCAACAAAAAACCCCCCGACTATAAAACCGGGGGGCTGTTCTTACACAGTGAACAGTGTGAACAGGGAGGATGTTCACGAGCTAAGATTAGCACAATCACTTAACAAAGTGCAAGTAATTATTTTCTTATTGACTCCGACTCGATACCACAACTATGGTCATCCTATCCGCATAACCACGGGAGGTTGTAGAATGGGATCGATTAAATACTTAGAACGGCATGTGCTGTCCACAGGTCAAATATCTTGGGGTGCAAACCCATCTAAGGCGGTGCGAGAAGCACTCCTGGTCAAATATGAAAGCTACCAAGAGAAAAAAGACGCCGTTGACCGCTGCATGGAATGGGAGAAGGCATTTCTAGATTACAAACGAGGGATTGATAGGCAAAAGCACATCAGTGAGAACTCTGTTAATGGATTAATAGCTGCGTATAAAAATACATCCAATTGGGACCGTCTTTCGGTCAATAGTAAGAATACATACCAGCAACTTATAGATTCTGTGATCAATACTCGCATAGGACGCTCAAATATCGTCTTTGGTCAGACCCTGCACCACAATATCACCGTAAAAGTAGTGGAAAGCTTACACAAACAACTGTGTAACGATGTGAGTGAGCATCGTGCAAACCATGTGTGTAAAGTTTTACGCCGTGTGTGGTTCGTAGGTTTCCGTTTAGGTCTTACACGTTCCAACCCCTTTTCTAAGATGGGTCTAGCCACTCTACCCTCACGGGATGTTCGCTGGGAGAAGGAACACATAGATATATTTGTAGCTAAAGCTGACGAAATGGATCTGTGGTCGATAGGTACGTTAGCCTTGATGTGCTACGATCTATGCCAGCGTATTGGAGACATGCGACAGATCCGTTGGGGCAATTATGATCTCCAAGATGATGGCTTCTTCGACTTTGTGCAGGAGAAGAGCCGCACGGTTCGTAAACCGCAAGGCAACCTAGTGTCTGTCCCTGTTGTGAATGAGCAACTGAAGGAACGGCTCGACAGCCTAACCCGTGGCGGCAAAAATGACTTCATTATTCTTAATGAGCGTACAGGTCGGCCTTACACTCGGTGGGCTTATAAGACGGTAGCAGAGGTGCGCAAAGCCGCTGGGCTACCCGAAGAACTCAAGATCTCAGACTTACGCCGTACTGGCGCTACAGAGGCTGGAGAAGCTGGTCTTACAGAAGACGAAATCATGGCGCTTACAGGCCATACTTCACGGGAAGTGGTGAGTGTCTACGTCAAGAAAACCCGCCGCATGGCAGCAACCGCAGCAAGAAAAAGGCACGGAAGATGAGAAATGTAAATGAGGCAAGAGCAGCCTTTGAAGATGAACTGAGGAAGGTATTTAAGTCAGCGGATATTCCTACATATCATATTTACCCGCTCACTGAACGGTTTATCGATTTAGTTACTGCCATCCGCTGGGAGCTAAGAAAAACAGATGGACGTTAGGATACCTCCAGAACTGGAGCGTCACTTGGAATCTATTGGGGTGCTTACTAACAACCCATTAGACGAACATGAAGACCTTCCCCACCCAAATGTATTTGAATTTAACAAAGTAGAACTAGACGATAATGGAGAACCGCCTTGGTAAAAATATTAGCTAAACTTGTTGGACTAACTCAACCTACCATAAATATGGATGCCAGTTCGCCCGAAGAACTGATCTCTTATGCTGCCAGGGTTTCCAACCCATCTAACCAGGCCAACCATAAGACAGCCGAGGCGCTTCTTAAATACTGCATGAAGAATAAGCATTGGTCCGTGTTTGAGATGGCTAACGCTGTTGTAGAGGTCAAGGCTCCTAGGGATATAACCCGTCAGTTATTGCGTCACCGCAGCTTCAGCTTTCAGGAATTCAGCCAGCGATACTCAGATGAAATAGAATTCACAAATCGTGAGTATCGTAGGCAAGATACAAAGAACCGTCAGAACAGTGTAGATGACCTGACCGACGAAGTTAAAACCCGAAACGGTTTCCTTACTCTTGATGTTAAAACAGCGGCGAAAGAAGCCTATGAAGAAATGAGGTCTATGAACGTAGCCAAAGAAACAGCCCGTGCGCTGCTTCCAGAGGGGCTTACGATGTCCACGCTCTATGTGAACGGCACACTACGGTCCTGGCTCCATTACCTGGATGTACGGGACGATGAAGGGGTCACGCAATGGGAGCATGTCCTATTAGCCCGTGAAATTAAAAAGGTTATGACCCCAGCGTTCCCCATTATTATGGGTGATAACAAACCGCAGATCAGACCAATGACTGATGAAGAAAGACAAAGAGCAACCTATAAGTCTATACAGAATCAATACAGGTAAGGGGTGACCCGACCAATTTTAACCAATCCAATCCAATGATACTAGTTAAGTTACTGATATCATTGGATTTTGGTTGCGGGAGTAGGATTTGAACCTACGACCTTCAGGGTCTGCGAAACTTATTAAATATCAATAAGATACAGAGATATCAATTAGTTAGGCTAAAAACCTATCACCTTACTAAATACCACAATTAACTGTTGACTAGTTGACCATTGACTGTATCCTACGGACACCCCGTCCAGGGGTGGAATACCTAGGGAGGGTATACAATGAACTTTAGTTATCGTGACCAGTGGGACATATTACAATCTATAAATCTTACGGATGGTGAGCATAAGTCTATAGATTGCCCGTTCTGTGGTGGACGTAAGAAATTCAGTATATCCAAGATGGACGGTAAAACTCTTTGGAACTGCTATAAAGCAAGCTGTACAGCTAAAGGTGTATACTCTGGTCCCAGGACTATTGAAGAAGCTAAAGCGTATATGGCAGGAAAGAATAAAACAAAGTTTGAGAAAAAGACTACCCCTCTACCCACAATGGTTACGTCGATAGATAATCACCCCGCCGCAGTGGAATATATTAAATCAGTTAATAGTTATGAAGCTTACCAAGATGGGTCAGTTACTTTGAAGTATTGCCCTAATGAGGACAGAGTCCTTTTCTATACACATACTAGTGAAGGTGCTGTTGGTAGAAGCCTCTCTAGTAGAGGCCCTAAGTGGTGGTCATATGGAAATACACAGGCTGGAGTTCACGTTGGTAAGGGATCTACAGCGGTACTAGTTGAAGATGCAGCTTCTGCCTGTGCTGTATCCAGATGTAATAATACAGTAGGTGTCGCACTATTAGGTACGAACCTAACTAAAGACCTCGAAAAATCACTTAATAGTTACAATAAAATAATTATTGTCCTTGACAATGACGCTAAACAAAAGGCAGTGTTTATGTGTCGGGCTTTATCTAAGTCCACAACAATGAGGATAACTAAGTTAGATCTAAAGGTTCTAAACTTACAAGATACAGAGAGACTGCTAAATGATTATTATTGACACTAAGAATACTACACTTAAATCTAAATATAAGTGGTCTTATTTGATATCGTCCACCGCAGGTAAGTCATGTAGGACTGCCTCAAAGATGTCTGCTAAGTGCGATAGATACGGGCCTAGTACTTTTACCGCTATTTGTACATATTCACTTCATCCACACCTTGGCCCCCCTGCTCTTTAAGTTTATGGGGGCTGTGCAGGTAACAACTGCACTATGGATAATCTATCATTTTAAAGGTGTACTATGAAATTACGAGCGTTGGTCCTACTGGACTACGATCTGCCAGATGCAGGATTAATTGAAGCTGCTGATCAACAGAAAGCACTCCAGAGCAAGGTAGACGAAATAACTAAAGGTAATTCAAACATTGTGTATAGCACAGTGGATATGCGTGAGCGCAGAGGGGATACCCAACCTGACTTAAAGAAGATGAAATTTCGTCAGACATAAATAACTGTAACAAAACAGTTTAATCTACATTAAGGCCCTGGGTTTTACCTGGGGTCTTTTTTTATCTTGATTACCATTACTATGGTCCTCTATACAGTGATTGTGGCATCACGCTACAGCTAGCTAGAAAGGGCCAAACATGGATAAAGCATTGTTGAAGACGCTACTGTCTTCAGAATTCTATCAAGCAAATAAAACAAAAATGAGGCAGTCACTATTCACAGGTAACAATGCAGAGGTTTATAAAACCATTGCCCAGGCACAGGATAAATATGATCAGGATGTTAATACTAACGACATCCTAGCAATCTGGGCCACCAACAACCCCGTAGCTACAGTTTCTGAGAAAGAAGACTTTGCTGATACGTTAGCGGAAGTGCGGCAGCAAACACCCCTGACACAAGAGATAGCACGGGATGTTATTGGGGATCTCTGGCGCAAAGAGACAGGCCGGGATGTAACCAACTTAGGTATTCAAATGGCTGAAGGCCATGTGGATGCAATGGCTAAACTGAAGAGCCTGATTGAGCGCACCTCAGAAGACTACCTTCCAGACGATTTTGGTGAGCCGACAACAGATGATCTGCATGAATTACTCGCACAAGCAAGTGATGAGTCACGATGGAAATTTAACATCAATCAGCTTTCTAGGAATGTATACGGACTAGGCCCTAGTGAGTTTATGATTATCTTCGCCAGACCTGAAACAGGTAAGAGCGCCCTAGCTGTTAGCCTATGTTCTGCTCCAGATGGTTTCTGTCAGCAAGGTGCGAAGGTACTATACATTGGTAACGAGGAAGCAACCCGGCGCACGAAGCTACGGGCGATACAATCATTCACAGGAATGACCACAACAGATATACAAGCTAACCCTGATTTAGCTTCAAGCCGTTACCTCGCAATTCGTGATCGTTTAATTATGAAAGACGCCCAGGAATGGGATATGACTATGTTGGATGGGTATGTCGCCCGTATCAAGCCTGATATCCTGGTGGTGGATCAACTTGATAAAGTCAACATATCGGGTCAGTTTGGTGGTACACATGAAAAGCTTCGTGAAATATACCGACAAGCTAGAGAATTAGCTAAACGGCATGAATGCGGTATCATCGCTGTATCCCAGGCAAGTGCGGAAGCAGAGGGACGTGTACGCCTAGACTTCTCTATGATGGAGAACAGCCGCACTGGTAAGGCAGCGGAAGCAGATCTTATTTGTGGTGTGGGTAAATCCTCTGGGGAGGATGATGATGGCCCTGATCCCACTAGGTTCCTACAAATCTCCAAGAACAAATTATCAGGTTGGCATGGTCAAATCATCTGCAATCTACAGGCCGAAATAACAAGGTATGTAGACTGATGGGGAAACGATCTAACTTTGAACGTAAGCCCCGTGATTACTATAGGACGCCTATAGAAGCGGCTGAACCTATCAGACCATTCATGCAGGATATCCAGACGTTTTGTGAACCCTGTGCGGGGGATGGGGCATTGATCCGTTGCCTACTGGCTATGGATATGAACTGCGTAAGTGCCTATGATCTGGAGCCTCAGAGGCTTGGGATAATTACTCTGGATGCCCTTAATATTGAGGAGCATCACCTAAAGAATGCGGATGTTATAGTGACCAACCCGCCCTGGGAAAGATCTATTCTACACCCCATGATAGAAACCTTTTCCAACCTTAGACCTACCTGGCTGCTATTCGATGCGGATTGGATTCACACAAAGCAATCCATACCGTTCCTGCCTAGGTTACGCAAAATAGTGAGTATTGGTCGGGTAAAGTGGTTCGATAACACCACAGGAAAAGACAACGCATGTTGGTATTTATTTGACCGCCATGACGAAAGCTACCGCACTAAATTTTACGGGAGAACATTATGATAAATCCTGGCTGCACTCTTCAAGATGTAAAAGACGCCATACATGAAGCACACAGGCTTAAATTAAGTGACACTAGTTACAATCAGACAGCTAGTAAAAATCTACACAAACTAAAAACCCTGCATAAGTTTATGGAGCTTGGCGGGGAAGGAGTGGATTATTGGGGAGGAAAAATACGGATAGATGAAAAATACCTTGTCAGCTTAGTAGTTAAAAAATGGTCGGTTATAGGGGGAAATGGTTGGTGGTATCCCTACGGTAACACTATGGACCTACTTCACAGATTGCGGGGGTCAGCGGATGCTTAATGAAACAGACCTAAAAGAATTCTATGAAATGCTTGAGAAGAACAAAGCAGAGTATCAGAAAACAAAAGCCCCTGAGATTAAAATTCTATTGGACGAACAGTTTTCTTTAATCCAGCGTTTGATCTCCGTTCAATCAAAGATTGTATCTAAGTTATCGGGGTTCAACATATGAATAAAACCCTCGTATTAGATCTGGAAACCACCGTCCAACGGTTCGATGGCAAGATAGACAACAGTCCCTTCAACCCGCTGAACAAATGCGTGTCAGCGCACTTTGGATGGATAGGGTGGGACACCGTTGATGAAGTAACTAATCTTGTCTTTCATCATAATGAACAGGATGTGCCTGACAGCCCTGAACCTTTGCGTAAAGCTCTGCAAGAAGCTGACGTGCTAGTGGCGCATAATGCTAAGTTCGATGTCTTGTGGCTAAAGGCTATGGGTATGCCTATCCCTCCTACAATACGTTGCACAATGATCAACGAATATATCCTGTCTAAAGGCCAGAGAACTAAGCTTTCTTTGAAAGAAACTGCCCAGCGCAGAGGTGGCTGGGGATGATTGAGCAAAAGAAAAGTGAACTAGTCGATGATCTGTTTAAGTCAGGCATCGGATTTGAAGCTATGCCTCTGGATGATGTTGTAATTCCATATGCAGAGGCGGATGTTAGATCATGTGCTGGGGTGTACCTATCACAGATGGATGCTTTCGAGGCAGAGGAAAATAAATCCTTAAAACCTATTGTTGTCCTAATGAATGAGATGCTTGAGTTTCTGGTTGAGTGTGAGACTAATGGGGTAAAGATAGATTTAGAAGAACTTTCATCTATCGGTGAGCAGTTCCAGAAAGAGCATGATGAACTAAGTAAACGCCTGGAAGAGATCGTAGAAATTGTTATGGGGGATACCCCAATCAATTTAAATTCAGGAGCAGATGTATCTAAACTTATATATAGCAGAGAGGTAGTTAACAGGGACTACCATATACAGACTTTCCGCATCGGCACAAACGCTGAAGGTAAACCTCTTCCACCTCCTCGTATGAGCATAGCAGAGTTTAATACTGCGGTGCGTTCAAACACTAAAGTAATCCAGAAAACTTCTGTTGTTTGCTGCCCAGAGTGTGATGGTCGGGGTCTGGTACAGAAGTATAAACAGAAAACCCGGACAAAGAATAAGGTCACCTACAAAGTTCCTGGTGACCCATATAAAAACTTGTCTAAGTGTCCCTCATGTGTGGGGGTCGGTGCTTTCTATAATCCTACTGGCAAGGTGGCGGGGCTGAAGATAAGTCCTCTTGGTCCTCAGTATGCTTCCGTGAATGGTTTTAAAACTGACAAAGGCACAATAAAGCTTTTGATCTCTCATGCTAGAAGTAAGAACAATGACCTAGCGGTAGAGTTCCTTACGAAGATTAGTAGGCTTTCGGCAGTGTCTACCTACTTAACTAGCTTCGTTAAAGGCATCGAAACATGGACCCGTCCTAACGGATTAATACACACGAACTTTAACCAGTGCATAACCGCAACCGGGCGTCTTAGTTCTTCTAATATTAACCTGCAAAATATGCCGAAAAGAGGCTTCCCTGTTCGTAAAGCTATGGTGTCTAGATTTGACTACAAAATAGTTGAATTTGATTACTCAGGTTTGGAATTTCGTGTTGCTGGAGAAGTATCTAGAGATCCCCAGATTATTGAGGATATTCTAAATGGTAAGGACATTCACAAGCAGACAGCTTCTATCATTCACAGGATACCTGCCGGAGAAGTAACCAAAGAAACTCGTGCCCAAGTAAAATTTCATACGTTTGCTCCCCTATATGGTTCGCAAGGGTCAGGTCTAGCGGAACATGAGAAGAAATATTACGACGAATTCTTTGTGATCTACAAAGGTCTAAAATCTTACCAGCAACGTCTTATGGATGGGGTAGTTAAGAACGGCATAGTCCAGACGCCTAGTGGTAGACAGTACTACTGGCCTAATGCCCGTAGACTGAAGAATGGTCGTGTTACGAATGCTACTCAAGTAGTCAACTATCCGATCCAAGGATTTGCCACAGGGGACATAGTACCTCTGGCCTGTATCCGTGCTTTTAGGCTGTTTAAGAAACACAACCTGAAGTCGAAACTCATTTTAACGGTACACGACTCAATTGTAGTGGATTGCCACCCAGATGAATTGACGCAGGTAAAAAAAGTTTTGGTCGAAGCTATGGCAAATGTAGGTGAAGAATTGGAGCAACGCTTTGATTATAAGCCTGTATTGCCTCTGGATGTAGAAATGACGGTAGGGCCTAATTGGCTGGATCAAGAAGAGATACCACTTGATTAATGGTGCTTAACTATGGTACATTATAAACTCAATAATAAAGGAGACACCAATGGGTGACCTAACAACAGTACAGGCAGCAGACCTCGCAGCAATGGCAAAAGAACTTGGCGCATCAGGCGTAGAAAATTCAAAAGTCATTATGGATGAATTAAAGATAAATTACGAGGATGAAGATGATAGTGGAACCCGTCTAGATCTGGGCCATGTGTTCGTGAAAGGCAGCGATAAAAAATACTTTTACGCAAAATCTTTCACGTTTCGTCCGTTGAGCCAGATGCATCAGTATACTTTGTATGATGCTCAAGAAAAGAAGATGGCATGCAAAAGCCGTTTACTTACAGATTTTTTCGAGGAAGCACGGGATACGAAAGGTACACTGCGTTGCGGAAAACCTAGTTCCAAAGAGATGCGGGACATGACGGAAGAACAGAGAAAAAAGTATTCAGGTGTAAAAAATGAAAGACAACTACGGGGCCTAGTGTCTTACACAGGGGTGTCTTCTTCAGGTGAAGAAAAAACTTATGAAAATCATCCTGTATTGATGCGCTTAAAGGGGCAGAATAATTATCGCCTGGACGAAAAGGGTAGGCTATATTCTCCTTTTGAAACACAGTTTTTAAAACAGATTCCCCGTGGATCTAGTATGTGGAACTTTGCCCTTGGTGTGGTAACGAAACGTAGGAAAAGTGCTGCCACGGGCAAGGCTTACTATACTTTTGAGTACTCCCCTGATTTCGGTTCACCGCTTCCTATCGATAAGGATATTTTTGATACCATTACAATGATTAAGCAGATCATAGATGACGAAAATGCTTACGTCGATGGTGAGTACTACAAAGCAATTAAAGGTGATGTCTACGAAGCAGAAGCCTCTCAAGTCCTAGACCAGATGCATGAAAGCCTGGATGCTGACTATGAGGACGTGGCCTAATGCTGCAAGAACTCATTCACATGACGATGGATCGTATGTCTAACGACGAATACGACGATCTGGTTGTTAAGGATGAATGGATTGATGCGGTTGGTGAAAATATCAAACGGGAACTAAAGAAAAGCCTCACCCCTAGATCAAAAGATTTCCGAATTCGTGGGTCAAATGTTGGTAGACCAGCGTGTGTCCTGCAAAGGCAGAAGTCTGGGGCCGAACCTTCTAGAAAACCTTATCACTTTGTAATGCAGATGCTGCACGGATACATGATCGAAGAGATTATGACACTCATACTTAAAGTGGCGGATGCTAATATCACAGGTGGTAAGGCAAAGGTTTCTTTAGATCTTGAGGGCGTAACTATTAAGGGCGAGGACGATGTTCAAATCGACGGTAAAGAATTTGATGTGAAGTCGTGTTCCCCCTGGGCTTTCGCTAATAAGTGGAGCGAAGGATATCGTGGCTTACGCAAGTCCGATAACTTTGGTTACGTTGGTCAACTTATGGCCTACTCAGAAGCGCAGAGCATACCTGTTGGCGGTTGGATTGTAGTAAACAAATCTAATGGCGAAGTTATGGTTGTAGACGCAGACAATAGCCCATCAGAACGTAAGATTGTTCTAGACAAGCTGAAGTCTACGGTACGAACTCTAGACAGTGATGCCCCGTTCAAGCGTTGTTTTGATCCCATTGAGGATAGTTATAAGAGAAATCTCACAGGACGTAAGTATCTCAGTAAAGATAACTGCGGCATGTGTGACTTCAAAACTTCCTGCTACCCCGGTGTTCAGTACAAGGCGCAGCCTGAGAGTACGGCAGTCAATCCACCATTCAAATGGTACGTTAGCGAGGACTAATGCCTATCAAACCTCAGTCTGCAAAGGCTAAGGGTAGACGCCACCAACAGTGGGTTAGAGATCAAATCCTGGGAAGGTTCCCCAAGTTAGAACCTGATGATGTCCGTTCCACTGGAATGGGGCAAAACGGAGAGGATATTATGCTATCCCCTGCCGCCAGGAGACTCTTTCCTTACTCCGTAGAATGCAAGAGCAACAAAAGCTTCGCAATCTACAAAGTAATGGAACAGGCGGAAGCCAATTGTCCCAAAGGTGCTGAACCCCTCGCAGTCATAAAAGCCGACAGACAAACCCCTTTGGTTGTCTTGGATGCTTCTCACTTTTTCGATTTACTACAGAGGATTAAAAAATGAACGCAGAAGATTTAGAACCTAACACCGTATCTCTAGCAGTTTCTTTGGATGTAGAGGGCAACCTTGTTACGGAAAGCTTTGCTAAGTTTGAAGAGGATTTTGATGTAGAGGACAAAAACTATCTATGTTTTTTGCTTAGAGGTATGTCCTTGATGGCAAGTCTTGGTCCTAACGCTATGGCTACTTTCGGCAGCGCCCTCGAAATGGCTGATGAACTTGAAAAGCAGGAATGGTCTTTTGAACCTGCGGATGAACTTATCGATAGGATGAATGATACCAAGGTAGTCCCCATCAACGGTAAGAAAAGACCTAACTGATGGGTGCTGTAGACCGCAACAAGGTGGCATCAGATGGAATGTCTACTTCGTACTATGCCCTACCCCGCCACGCAAACGAACTCCGACATTTGATCAGCCACAAGTCTATGTCCAAGAGCCGTGGTGACATCTTTAAAGCTTGTTATCGGCTGGGAGAAAAAGAGGGAACTGACACCCTCTACGACCTTAATAAAATGAAATTCTTCATCGAAGATTTAATAGAAATGCATGAAAGGGGAGAACATCTATGAACATGCAGGACTACCAAACACAGGCGGGAAAGACTGCCATATACGAGGATAAAATTGCAATTACTTATCCTGCAATGGGTTTGTTTTCAGAATCGGGAGAGGTTGCAGGTAAAGTAAAAAAAGTCATGCGGGACAATAATAGTCAATTCTCGCCTGAAAACCGTGCCGCCATTGCTGACGAATTGGGTGACTGTCTTTGGTACGTTGCCATTCTTGCGAGAGATCTTGATTTTGGCCTGGAAGAAATTGCCCAGAGAAATTTGAACAAACTGAATAGTCGTTTAGCTCGTGGAGTAATTCAAGGTTCTGGCGATAACCGATAATAAAAATAATAGGGAGATTAATATGGGCCTTTTTGACGAACAGGTAAGCCGTAAGCCCAATGCTTACCCCTGGACACAGGAAATAATTGACGCATTATGGCATAGTTTTTGGACACCTAACGAATTCTCGTTTCGCTCTGATTACAGCCAATTCCATTCAGAACTTACTGATCAAGAACGGCAGGTAGTTGTACGCACTTTGTCAGCTATTGGTCAAATTGAAATCGCAGTTAAAAGGTTCTGGGCTGACTTAGGTAAAACCTTTCCCCACCCGTCTATGTCCGACATGGGCTTGGTAATGGGTAATAACGAAGTAATCCACAACCAGGCGTATGAAAAACTGTTAGACGTTTTGGGCCTACAATCTGCTTTTGATGATGCACTACAAGAGCCTACTATGCAGGGGCGTGTTTCTTACCTTCGTAAATACTTAAATCGAAAATATGATGATGATCGTAAACAGTTTGTTTACGCACTTATTTTATTCACGTTGTTTGTAGAAAACTGTAGTTTGTTCAGTCAATTCTACACCATTATGTACTTCAATCGTTTCAAGGCGGTTTTAAAAGATACCGCCCAGCAAGTTCAGTACACTCGAAATGAAGAACTTCTACACTCCAAAGCAGGTATACTTTTAATAAACACCCTACGCCAGGAATACCCTGAACTGTTCGATGATGATCTTATTGAGCGTGTAAAAGAAGAGTGCGTCCTAGGGGTGCAGTATGAAGAAAGTATCATTGATTGGATGGTAGGGGATTACGAGGGTGAAGCTATTTCGGCAGATATCCTTAAAGCCTACACCAAAGGTCGCATGAACCTCGCTATGAAAGCAATCGGCTTTGATGAACTTCCCATGACAGAAGTAGAACTAAAACTTCTGGATCAAACTGAGTGGATGGACGAGGAAACTTATGGTGCAACTATGACTGATTTCTTTCAGAAACGTCCTGTCGAGTATGCAAAAAACAACAGAGATTTCGATAGTGAGGATCTATTTTAATGAGTTTTGATTGGGCAAATGATGCCGCACGGCAGGTAATGGAACGTGGCGGTTTAGAAAAAGGTGAAACAGTCGAAGGCCGTTATCGTGACCTTGCTGACGCTCTAGGTAAATATCTAGACGATAAGAGTGCTGGTATTCGGTTCTATGAATACATGGGTAAGGGTTTCTATAGTATTGCCACTCCTATCTTTGCTAACTTTTCACGTCAGACAGGTTTACCCATTAGCTGCAATAACAGCTATGTTCAGGATGATGTAGCCAGTATGCTGTACAAGCAAGCTGAGATTGGGATGATGACAAAACATGGTGCGGGTACGTCTGCCTACTTAGGTGACGTGCGCCCCCGTGGCAGTCAGATTCGGGGCGGTGGTCATGCAGATGGATGCCACCTACCTGCTAAGTTAGTGCAAACGGCAGTAACTAGCATATCCCAAGGTTCTGTGCGCCGGGGTAATGCCGCAGTTTACCAGGATGCAGACAGCCCTGATATTGATGAATTCCTATTCTTTCGTGAAGAAGGTTCAGACATTCAAGATTTATCCCTAGGCGTCTGCGTGTCGGATGACTTTATGAATGGGGTCAAGAAAGGCGATAAAAAACGTCAGGAAACATGGCGTAAAATAATGAGAAAACGCTTCGAGAGTGGTTACCCCTATATAGTTTTCAGCGACACAGTTAATAACAATGCACCTAACGTGTATAAAGATAAAAACCGTAAGATTAATGGGTCTAATCTCTGTGCAGAGATAGCCTTGTCTTCTACTTACGACGAAAGCTTTGTCTGTGACTTGTCCAGTATGAATGCTCTTCACTATGATGAATGGAAAGATACTGACGCAGTAGAACTACTAGTATATTTTCTAGACGCCGTAATGGAAGAGTACATTATTAAGACTGAGAATATGCCTTTCATGGAGCATGCTCGAAATTTTGCCGTGCGGCAACGTGCAATCGGTGTAGGGATATTGGGGTGGCATTCGTACCTACAATCCAAGATGATACCCTTTGAAGGATTTGAGGCTAAATCTTTAAACGTACAGATTGCTAAAACTATTAAAGAAAAAGCCATTAAGGCATCTGAGCAGCTTGCTGAGTGGTTTGGTGAGCCTGAATTATTAGAAGGTTACGGACGCCGAAATGTTACCCTCATGGCGGTTGCTCCTACCACCACAAGTAGCTTTGTCCTGGGCCAGGTTTCACCTTCTATTGAACCACTACGGTCTAACTACTTCACCAAAGATTTAGCTAAAGGTAAGTTCACCTATCGCAACCCCTACCTTGCAGAATTGCTTGAGAAATATAACAAGAATGACCGGGATACTTGGCGAAGCATCTTAGAAAAAGACGGGTCTGTTCAGCACTTAACTTTTCTAAATCTTACGGAGAAGTCAGTGTTCAAGACGTTTAGTGAAATATCTCCACTTGAGGTTATTCAGCAAGCGGCGGCACGGCAAAAGCATATTGATCAGTCTCAATCATTAAATCTCTTAATCGATCCTAAGACACCGCTAAAAGACGTGAATGAACTAATGTTCACCGCATGGGAACTTGGCGTAAAATCTCTGTACTACCAGCGGGGGACTAACCCTGCGCAAGAGGCGGCTAAGAACATCATGGAATGTAGTGCGTGTGAGGCATAGCAACTACGAGGTACAAAATGCAAGAAAAACCTTACGAGCAGGGGTATGATGATTTCTTTCAAGGGGTTCTGACAAGCTGTTACAGACCCCGCAGCTTCTACGCAAAAGAATGGTTACGGGGATTTAACGCAGCATACTTTATAAATAGGAATACGCATGTACAAAGCATTCCAGAAGAATATCTTCAACAAGTATGATGCACCTGCCAGAGATAAGGCCAAGAAGTTTTGGTCTTCCCAGGGGTACACTTGTACGGACCATGATGATGAATATGACGTGGATCTTGTTGTGGAGAAAGATAACAAACGGTTCTACTGCGAAGTAGAGGTTAAGACCACCTGGCATGGTCAGGAGTTCCACTATGATACACTTCATATCCCTGCCCGTAAGGCTAAGTTTCTATCTAAACCAACTCAGTTTATGGTGTTCAATAATAGTATGACTAGAGCGGCTATAGTAGGCCGTAATAAGTTGTTAGGTTCTGCTACTGTTGAGGTTCCTAATAGGAAGATTGCTTTTGGGGAACGGTTCTTCGATGTACCTAAAGAAGATCTATTTTTTGTGCCTATAGAAATATAAAAGGCCCCCAAGTCTATTGACCTAGGAGCCTTGTAATTCTATAATATCTTTAACGGGGTTGGTCCCCCGTTTAGCTAGTAAGAAGCCCTCAGATTTCGGTCTGGGGGTTTTTCTTTACCTACCTAGTCCCAGCATTTCGATTGTCTGATCCCCAATTTTTCTTAGTGTGGACCTGGCATCTTCTACCGTACCATCTACGGCTTCAGCCCCATCAATGACGTACTCGTCCCAGGATTTGTATGTATCTTCTCTGTCTGCTTCCGCATACTTTCCTATGCGAATACCTAAAGAGAACATTTCATCGTACATATCACGGGGTAGTCGAAATGGTCCTACTCCCTTAGTAGCTCTACGCTTCTCAAGCTTTTCTATGACTTCTAACGCAAGCTTACTGTCAGCTACTACAACGTCCATAGCAATCTCATACCGATTAGCAATGTCTAGCTTTTCTGCCGCAAGTCTACCCGCTGTTCTTGCCTGAGTACCTATGCGATTAAGTGGCCCTACAATCACGTTGATCATAGTGTTGATAGCATTCTGGTATTGTTGGATCTCTGGTGTTCCAGATGACCCTGGTAGTGCTTTAGAATTACGCTTTGCCTGACTTTCGGACGCAGATGTTAAAATAGTCTTAATGATGTTATTTAACTCAGGCTCACCCGCAAGAATGATTTCCCCTGACGCCGCAAGCCCTGTGTTTTCTTTAAGTATGTTGCGAACTTTAGCTACGCTAGTTACGGGTGCGCCAGAAGATGTCTGCCCCGCAGTGAATGCTTTATCTCTCAACTCCTTTAGGTAAAGTTTTTTCAACCCTCCACGCACAACAGGGTTGTTGTCAGTAGCTTCTAGTATTGCTTTCACACTATCCGCACCATTAGAAGAATTAAGCATGGAGGTTATCTTATTTTCTACATTTGCAGAAGGCATGCCTGGTACAAAGTCATCTACAAACCCAGAAATTAATTTAGAAAACGCATCGTTCTGCATAGCTGCAAATTGCTCTTGTGCTTGCACTAACGTGTCTGAGACAGATTCTCCTGTTTGCCTAGCATTCTTAATTCTGCTTTCTAGCGAGTCTAGTTCCATTGCCAGAGTATCAAAGTTGCCTCGCATTTGGTCAGCGTAACCTCGAATGGTGGCACTAAGAGTAGCGGGGTCTATGTTGTTAATACCGTCTTTAGTGATCTGGGAGTATAAATCCTCAAACGTCCTAGCGACTATATATTCTTGAACAGTCTCTGGACTTGCGCCTAGGTCAGACACTTCTAATGCTTTCACCAACTGCCCTACTTCTTCAGACGCCCCAGACTCAAGTATATTAGTAACTTGTCCCTGCGACTGCGTGGTTTCTGCTACAGGATTAATACCCCTGCCACGGGTATCTTTAAATGTCTGATAAGTATCCGTTAGTGGAGCATCCCCCCACAAAGGAATAAAGTCACGTTTATAGTAGTTCATAGCATTTGTGGCAGCGTCTTTAGCTTCTGGGTTGTTATTAGCCACAAACTCAACCTGATCATCGATATATTTAACTACAGATCTTAGGCGAGTACCTACAGGCCCTTTACCACTATTAAAGGCTTCTTCCGCTAGAGCAGATATCGCAGGACGAATATCATTATATAGGCGTTTGAAATCCACACCCGCCTCAAATAATTCTTCTCCTAAATCTGCAATATCTGTTGGTGCTTTAGTAACAGGGTTACCAAATTGATCTAGAATAGTGCTGGGGGCCTCTTCGCCAGGTTTAGCCTTTTTATATGCAGCCTTAATTGTAGCAATTAATCTCGACTGTAAGAATTCCGCACCTTCAGTACCAAACTGATCCAGGTTTGTAGATAGTTCATCAATTAAGTTTCCGAAACCTTCGTAATCAAATCTAGAACCTTCAGGTATCGCATTAAACAGATCGTTTTTCTGTTTAGTCATGCGCTCCGCTTCATCGATAAGCGTGGTGGCTATTTCCTTTTTCTTTGCTACTGATAGGGCGCTAACTTCAGAGGATGAAACTTTACCTAAACGGCTTAACGCAGGAGATAAGTTAGGGTCACTAAGTATGCTGTTTAGAGCAGCTTCATTATCAGTCTTAATTGCCTCTTCTGCCTCAAATATACTACGTTGTTGTTTCAGAATTCGGCTGTCATTACTTCCAACAATACCTTCTACTGCATCGTCCATAGTAGAGCCTACGGGTAATGCTGCCTCTGCTTCCTCTTGAAGAATTCTATCTGTCTGCACGTTAATAGCGTTTGCTTGCTGGTTAAGTGCGCCCTGGTTTTTAGAACTACTTACAATACCGCTACGGATTTGCTGAATTCTTGCCTGTGTTTGTGGAGTGACTGCTTCCCCAGCCTCTAGAGCAGAGAATACATCTAGCACCAGGTCATTATTTTGCTTGCTTGCCTTGGTCTGATCGATCAGAAGAGTACTGTTCTTTCTAAGAACTTCGATAAGTTGTTGACGTGCAGTTTCCATATCCTGTTTTGTGGAAGATGCTTGCACCGCAGATAAATCCGAAAGGATATTATCCATAGCAGAAGTCATTTTAGCGCCATCACCTTCAAATAGTGACCGGGCAATTGCTCCTACAGAAGCTTCGTTAACAAAGTCAGCGGTCTTCAGACCCGCTTTAAGTGCCGTATCCATAACACCTGACATGATCAAACTATCTACAAAGATATTCATTCTGGCAGCAAGGATCTGTTCTGCTTTAGGGTCGTTAGGATCTACGTCAAATGGCGCTATGAACGCCTCAGTATTTGTGTCAGCGCCTAACGCAACTCCTAGGTCACCACCTGAATATTTTAGAAGTTGCCGGGTAGGTTCGTAAGCTTTTTCAATTACAGGTTGTCCCACCTTCATCCAGGTAGAGGTTTTTGAAATAGGGGACATAAATCTTTTTAATAAAAACTCCCCTCCTTCTACCGCAGCATCCGAAACAATCTTACCTGTGAAGAATGATGCAGCTAGGCCCACACCTTCACCTGTTACAGCATCAAACTTAGAAAAGCCTGATGACGTTCTAGGGATGGTGTTTGTCCATTCCACGAAGGACGTATCAAGCCCCACTTTATCTGCGGCAATGTCTCCTAAAGCGGCTACAAATTCTACTGTGTTAGTTAGACTGTCGGTAACTTCATTTATTAGACGTGTACCTTCATTAACCCCGGCAGGTTTGTCGGCGTAGTAGTCGGGGCGTAACCTGCGAACTGCCTCGTTCCAGACATCTTGAATAATAGGTACAGATGTACCTGCCCTAGCAGGGTAGTAGAGTATAAAGCTTTGTCCTGACACGGGGTCGTTATAAGTTAAGTTTCCTGTAGTAGGATCAATAACTGTATTCTCATTGTCTGCATAAGCGTTATATATCTCAAATGCGGATACTTCTGCGTCAGGCTCTCTATTTTCAAAGCTGTCTTCTTTGTAACCTATTTTAAGTCCATCGTACACATCAGTACCTGGCACTCCTAAATACAGTTTGGAACCATCGCCTTTCGGCTCTTGCATTTCCTGTCCAATAGAGTCGCTGTATGCCTGGATCTCTTCGTTTGTGAAACCCGCAGCCTCTAGATCCGCAGCCTCGTATCCCCCTTGTATATTGGTTAATTCACTGGCGTAGGATACTAATTCAGGGTTTACCGTAGGATCTTCAGGTTGATTTTTTTTCTCTTCTGAGGAGCCGTCTTTTCGAAGATCCGCTAATATATCTTCTACTGAAGGTTGGTCATCTTCTTGCAGGTCCAACAATATGTCTTCTACGCTAATTTCTGGCCCTGCCATTATTCTGACCCCGCTTTTTTGATTGCCTCTAATGCAGCATCTACGTCAGATATTCCGAATCGTGTTAGGGTGTCCCTCAAAACCTTATCTGGTATACCGTCGTTGGCATATTTCTGAAGCTTTCCAAATTGCACTACGCTCAATCCCTCTATAGGGCTATTATCAATACTTCTAGGGGGCTGCTCTGACCCTTGCCCACTAAACATTTTATATGCAGATGTGAGGCTGTCTTCGTCACGCAACTCCACATACTGAGCCATAGTCAGGGGTTCTGCAATTGGTAGGAATCCGTAGTCTTGCTTGAAGGTTGCTACGTTTGTATTTCCTGCAATTAGGTTAAGCGTCTTATCATCATAGCCCTTCAACTTAGTACCCATGTAGTCTATGAGACTTGTTTCAAAGGCTTCTGCACCCCCACCTGTGTTCACAATTTCCATTATCTTCTTAAAGTCTTGGTTGGACATAGCATTACCAGACTGACCTTCCATGCGACCGACCTGAAACGCTAGAGATAGCATCTTAGCTTGGAACCGTGCAGTTTCAGTGGCTAGGTTTTGCACATTACCCGAAACAACCGCATTTAAGAATTCATTATCAAATGATCCTGTAGCTTTGAGTTCTTCCAGAGTAATTTTATGATCGTCGGGCTTTCCCTCAAACAAGCCTTCCGCAACTGATAGGAGTTCTCCACCCCCTGCAACTAAGTTACGAATGGCTAATGCAGCCTTACCGCCAGCGCCTCTTACCCGCTGATCGTTTCGCACTATTTCCACCGCAGAAACCGCAGTACGCATACCTTCCGTAATTGCTGCGTTGGCAATAGCTAGTTCATTACCAATTTTCTGAGTTTCTGTTCTAATTGTCTTGTATGCGTCTTCTTGTATACTCGACATTGGAACGGCGTTTGTTACAGGATTACCCGCACCATCAATAAGACCCTCTTCTCCAGGCTTCCTATAAACTGTCCCGTACCGCTTTTGTCCGTTTTTATCTGTTATAACAGCGTCCATAGCCTGTGTTCCAAATCCGTTTTTCTGAATTTGGGCTAGATCTCTTGCGGCCTTAGACTGTGTAGCCGCCAGTGCGTTAAGGGCATTAATAGTTTCAGATGATGCACCTTCTTCTGTTGCCAAGGAAATCTGCGTAGAAGTCTTATCAAAGCTGGTAGCACCTTCAGCATATCTACGATATTCAGAACTATCGAATAAAGTCTGTGCGGAGGCTATTTCTTCACCTAGAACTGCTAGTTCCTCTGTCGTTGCGCCCCCACTCTCAGCGATACGCTTAATTGAAGTCAACTCTTGTAAGGTTTTACCTACTAGATAGGTTGGTTTAAGAAGGTCTTTGTATGGGGCTTCACCTCTAGCCAGACTTGTTGCCATAGTAGACGCCAAGTTGAAGTTAACCAGATCCTCTGCTTGGAAGAATTCTTTAGATTTAGCAGTCATTGCTTCCGCACTACCAGATGCCTCTGATATCCAAGAGTATGCGGCAACATCCCCTGAATTTATTCTAGCAGCGGCCTCTCTAGACTTAGGATCTGTAGAGTACTTAGCCACCAGCGCACGTTTTTCTGGAGCCATCGTAATTAATTCTTTTTGTGTATACTCGCCTCTATCTTGTAGTATCGGAAGTACATCTGAGGCAATGTATTCAGGTACTTCCATACTTTTAGCTTTTGCTAAATCAATACGGTCTTGTAACTTACTGGCGGTCATATCATCCCCAAGCAAGACTTCCATAGAGAATAGATTTTCAACTTTTTCTGTTTTTTCAAGATCCAGTAGGTTCTGACCTCGTTCATTAAAGAACTTCATAAACTCTGGATCTACATTTCTGCTATTTGCGCTAATATCTGTATTTGTTGCAGACCAATCTTCATATGTTTTAAGTTTAGAAATATCAATTTTTTCATATTTCCGTTTGGCTGCGGTAAACTCTATGCCTCCTGGCACAGGAACTTCTACTTCCCCAGGTTCTGGAAGCGTTGTACCCTCTGCCAAGTCTCCAAACATATCATTCATCTCAGACGCTTGTGCCTTGAGAGATGAGCTATTCGTGTCGTTAATGATTATATTAGGAAGATCACCCAGAGTTACATCTCTACCATCGTTAGTAAAGTTACTACCTACTTTACCTCCGAAGTCTTTTAATTTCGCATTAGCAGGGACGTTTGGCCCTTGGTACTCGACGGTTTCTGTTTTTGTCGTAGATGGAATAAAGCTTAGTCTATTATCTTCAATAAGCCTGTCAGCGTAGGTCATAACATCACCCACATCGCCCCCCATAAGACTTAAATTCTCATAGAAAAACTTAACTGCGGCGACATTCGTGGGATCATTCGTGTAAGTACGGGCAAGGTAGAGTGCATTATCTTTAAGCTTTTTCTCTGCTAACTCTGCCTTTTGTTGTGCCGCCCGTACACGTTTACGCTCGGCCTTTTCTTCTTTTATACGCTCTTTCTCTGCTACTTTTTCGTCGGCAGCGTCTTGCATCCAGCTTTTAGCTATGATGTTTGCAGCTTTAGCAAACCCATCACCAATCGCATTATCCTGTTTTTTGTAGAAGCCTCTGTCTACTTTAGCCCGTGCATTACGCCAACTCATCTGTAGGCTCCTCTTCTTCTACCATACCCAACATTGCAGCCTGTTCGTCCTCAGACGCAGACTCATCCTCGGTGGGAGCGCCCATGAGGCCACCTTCAGGGATAGCCACAACGGGTGCTTCTTCTAATACCTCTAGGGTTTCTTCTTCATCGTAGATGCCCAGCGCCATTTTTAATGAGGTAGGAGTAATGCTAACACGATCTTTTTCGCCAACGCCCATATCGTATTTGATGTCCTGTTCATCAGCTATGATACTGATGTAACGGGCAACTGGCCCTGCCATAAGTACGGCTAGATCAATAGAGAATTTACCACGGGAGATACCCTGCATTAACAGGGATGATACAACGGTAGTCACCTGTGCATCTATTTCTAGTAGAGAGAATACTAGTTCTAGTTGCTCTGGCTCTTTCATTTTAGTGATCAGGTAATCAACACCTTCATCGTAATCCACAATGTCGGGGGGCCTATGCCAAGGGTAGTTTCGTGTATCGGCGGCGTAGTTCGCACCCGCAATGGGGGCATCAAACATCTTCATCTACGCTCTCCTCTTCTTTAGCTTCTCCTAAGATGGTTTCTTCCAACTCATCAAAGTATTCAGGGGTATGAAAAATACCATCTTCTATTAGCTCATTGGTGGAGCTAGGAAGTTTGCCTTGCATAAAGTTTTTAATGGATTTCTTTACGGCGTCTTCAAATTTCATTGGATCTCTCCATAGTTTACCATTAGGTATCCATCCTCACCCGTAGACACTGCATTTGGATATTTTTTCTGTACTTGTTGAGCGATCACGCCAAAACTAGGGTACTTGTCTGCCCCCACCCGCTTTCCTTCGCTGTTCCAATCCCAAGTGTAATATTTCACCCCTCGGATTGTGTCGAAGTATTCAATATTTTCTTTCAGGCGTTCATCTGATTTAGATGTGATCCAAGCTGCACCAAGGCTAAACAAACCATCTATGATACCATTACCACCACCCCCAGCGGATGCTTGCGCTCTAATTTCTGCGGCGAGGATTGTAGCATCACGATCTGCTTCCGCATTCCATCCTTTAAAAATATAGTCCAACATATTATCTACACGATCCCACATACGGGTCATGGCTTCTGTGGAAAGATCTAAGGTGTTTTTTACGTCTAATGTAGCTGCCTCAAACTGCATTTCGGTGTTTGTTGTTGCCACCGTCTGACGCCACTTGGCATTAGCCAGATCTAAGTTGTACTGCATGTTGGCGTAAAACTCTTGGCGGGATTGCTCTAATCTTGAGTTGAATTCTCGCCCATCATTGATTTCACCAGCATTGAACTTTTTCATCTGATTGATCTGCTCAGAGTTTTGCATGGAGATTTGTGCATTCATATTATCGTAATACTTCTGCATATCGTTGGACTGTTCTGCCCCAAACAATCGTGCAGCATTTATTGCAGCCTGGTCATTAAAGAGGGCATCAACCATCGCCTGAGTGTTTACAACTTCTGCCTGTTGCTCATTGGTCAGGTTAGCCATGTCCATTTGTAAGAAGGCTTTAGCATTCTGTACCGCTGCGGCCTGTCGAGCATCTAAATTAGCTACTTCAAATTTTGCAAGAACACTGGCCTTATTGATGATGGCCTGTTGGCGGTTATCTAAATTCTTTGTAGTTAATGTCTGAAAGAAGGTGGCTTCTTTTTCCGCAATCCCCAAGGTGGCTTCCATGATTGCGTTAGACATGGCGGCAGTCTGTGCTGTCCCAGAAATACCTGAGAATGCCATAGTCTTTGCAACGTCACGGGAAAGTGCTTGCGCCCATGTGGGAATCACAGGGTCACCATTACTATTTTTAAACTCAGCGGAGATAATCTCCATCTGCCCTAAAATAGTAGCCTTGCTATCAGTGTAGTTCCCTTGCCCTAATTTATCTGCAAGGAGCTTACCTCCAACGGTAGACGTATCAATAATCATACTAATGTCTTGGGCAGCAAAATCGTTTAGTGCTTCTCCCGTGACACTTCGTGTGCCATCAGCATTAACGCCTGTAGCAGCGCCCTGCATGTCGATCTGTTCAGCATCTACCAGGTTTTCATCACGGATATTACCTATAGCTGCATCAACCGTGGTTTCATCCGTTCCTAGTTGGTTTGCAGTAGTACTAGCATCATAAGTTTCTGCCTCTGGGTTCTCCATACTATCGACTGTAGAAATAGCCCCCACGGTGCTTATATCGACTTTAGGACTTTCTCCTAAGAGATAGTTAGGGCTATTTGGATCTAATAGTGTACCCGCTGTTTCTGGATCTAAATTAGGAACTTTATCTACTAAAGTTGCACCATTTGCTTTTAACCATCCCGCAGGATCATCGATGATAGCTTGGATCTGCTCGTTACTCGCAGCCATACCTGCTTCTTGAGCCATCTTAACAATTGTTTCAGCGCCAGTAGATGCGGCGTCACTGCCATCATTTGGATTAGCATTATCCTCGGCTTCCTGCATAACTGCATCAGCTTCGTCATCCTTACCTTGTTTGCGGAGATCTTCAGCCATTTCAGCGTATCGGGTGGTAGACTTATCATATCCCTCATCCCCAGGGTATTTACCATTTTTATCCTGTGATAACTTATCAACAACCTTACCGTCTACGACATCCACCTCGTAAGGTTGATTTAGGAAGTTGTATGAGTACGACATCCCTCCTTCACCTGTTTTAGTGTAGATTTGCTGACCATCCACAACCTTCTTATCATCGACTTCTGGATCAATTCCTGCCGCCCAGCCAGAAATCTTACCGATGACACTAAAAGGGTTAGCAAACCCTAGTAGTTTGTTAACTCCGCTAGAGCTAGGGGCCGTACCTTTAAATACGAAGTCGTTATTTTTATTACCTGAAATGTTATCGGAGTTTGTAGTGGTGTTATTTGCAGAACCAGAATAAATTGCTTTACCATCATCATCACTACCAAACCCTCCAGAGGAGTTTGCCTTGACTACCGTACCTGCGTTACTACCGCTGTCATAAGTTAATGTACCGTTTACATAAGAAGCCCCATCGTTAGGAGTAAACACATTAGCTGCGCTTTCCTTGAAGCTATTACCACCGCCAAAATTGTCTGCCCAAAAATCGCCCATCAGATCTTATCCTTTTCCTCATTACATCTGCGAATGCGATCACGCAGGTATATGTAGTTTTTGACAGCCTCATCGATTGCCGTAGCAGTGGCGGGAAGACTTTCTAATTCATCAGCTAATTTAGTGTTGAACCGCTCATCGTACTGCTTGATTTGAGGGCAGTAGATTTCAAGCTGGGTTCTATAGACCGTTTTTGCGCAACCTGTCAGTGACAGAGCGGCGGTCAGTAAGAGTATCGCTCTCATTTTCAGACATCGCCTTATAAAAATCAGCCGCCTTTTGTTGCGCCTGTAGTTCATCAGTAAGAACTTTGTTCTTCTCTTTTGCCCGTCCTTTGATCTGCCCGAAGACGTAGATAATGGGCAGGGCCAATGCTAACGTGGCAATGATGTACATCTTAATTTTACCAAAGATGAACACTAGTGGACGCCTTCTTTATTATCTTTAAATCGAGCGTATGCAGCCAAGGCTATGCCGCCGATTGCACACACCAAGAAGATTGTTTTGAGCATAGGGGCGTAGGCTACCAGACCTTGTATCTGCCCTGCTACTTCATTCATTGCGGTGGCTGCACCAGCGATCCCGGCCCCAGCCATTGTCTTTGACTTAGCAAGTGATTTAGGAGCTTCTGCGGTAGGTTTCTGAACCATCTGTGGCCCACCTTCATCAGAAGGTAATTGTGCATCACGGGAGAAGATAGCGGCCTCTGCGGTGCGGCGGCGGGTTAGACCACGAAGCGGCGTTAGTTTGCCATCGACACGGGCTTTGTTCCACCGCATGATCTGTTCAGGGCATTCGTCGTATTTTCCAGAGTTCAGACGCTTCAGCAAGGTTGATGTTCTGAACGCACCACCGCCTAAATTGAATACGAATGAGGTAAGGGAATCGTACTGTGATTGCGTCAAAGGTACATTAACGTACTTCTTAACAATCTTGCCGTGTTCCTCTAGGTCTTCGATCAGGCGCATTTCGGAGTACTCTTTAGTCCACTTAACTCCAGAGCGTACCCCTTTGGTCGCCCCAAATCCGCAAGTCCACTTTCCTGCGGGACAGCGATAGGCGTGTACCATCCCATCGTCTTTTAATTTGTGCAGACCCTCGAACTTTTTAACTAGTTCGACGCAGTCTTTTGATACTGTTGCTGGATGCATAATTTATCCTGTTTGTGTGAATGGAGAGGCAAAGCCACTTGCTCGGCCCTGTAAGTCGCTCAACTCTTGAAGAGAGGTACGAAGGTTAATTGATGTTCCGCCCATTGATCGACCAGTGACATCAAATTTGTTGAGTAGAAGGTTTCCAGTGCGATCAACTGAGCGGTTTGTTGTGCCGCCATCTGCGTCAATGCTACTCGCAATAAGTTGACCTCCATCATCAAATGAAGCGCCTAGTTGGCTAAACTTAGTACGCATTGCAGGTTCTAGATTTGTTAGCCGGGAAGCTGATCTAGCCTGATCACGGGCCTGTGTAATCTGTGATGCATCCAGACCAGCCAGACCTTCAGCAAACTGTTCTTCCAACCCAACGGAGCGTTCTTGTATTTCAGTCGTCAAATCTTTCTGACCAGTTTGGAGCGTCTGTGAGTAGTCGCCAATATCTTCCCGCAGTTTCTCAGATTGATTGGCCTGTGCTTCAAAAATATCATTGCGGGAGTTGGTTGCTAATTTCTGATCTTGACCATAGCGGTCAGTGTAATCATCAAAGCTACTTACAAATTGATCCTGACCCTGTTGCAGGGCTTCTTGGTTTTGCATAGATTGGGCTGCGTAAATATCGGCAGTGTCAGACATAGTATCTAGATTTGTTTGCATATTAGCTTGACCGCCCAAGACGTTAGCCTGAGTTTGGGTCATCTGGTCTGAGGTTTTTGCAAATCCTTGATCCATAGCCTGACCAGCGGCAGCAAAACTTGCGTCTGCTTGGGCCGCATTAGCCGTGCGATTAGCCTGTGCATCACTAAAGCCCTGTGCCTGATCTACAAATCCTTGATCAACCGTGCCTTGAAGATTGCTTGTAGCTTGATCGACAGTATCGAAGCGATTGCCCATGTCCTGAAAGCCAGCGGTCTGGCCCTGACTTAGGTTGCTGAATTGCTGTTGTGAGGCAGTATTATACTGACCCAGCAAGTCTTCAATAGACGCAAAACCTGTATTCACGTTGGATTTAATCTGACCAGTGTCGGATAAGATATTGCCCGTATCGCCTAGTACGCTGGCAAAACCTGCATCCATTGCAGCCGACTTAGCTAGATTGGAAGTATCGATAGTAGGCGCTGGTGGAGGAGGAGGTGGAGGTGGTGCTATAGGTGTGGTAACAACTTCCTCTACCTCTACTTCTTCTACAACAGGTTCTGGAGTACCGCCACCACCGCCACCTTTAAATACAATAAGGCCTGAACTTCGTGGATTTAGGTGGCGCAATAGTGGATTAAACAGCATTCTATATCTCCTGATCGAAAACGTAGTACAGCGTCTTAAAGCTATTCCCGCTTCTACTTTTTAGTGGTTTCAACTTCCGTTCCCAACCCTTGCGGCCCCAGACTTGCAAAGACTTGCAGCCGTTGTGTTTCGCAAAATCTTCTAGATTATGGAACTGATCCTTCATGCTGCGCACCGTGGAATCGACAGACGTAAGGCAAACAATGTGAAGGTGTTTCGTGTTTTGTGTGACTATAATCTTTGTCACCGTCACACATGATAGTTTTTCATTGTGGTCTACTGTAGCCCAAATCTGAGCTTGATTTTTTAGTGCTAATTTGCAGATGTCGAAGGAGGTTAGTTCGCCTATACCGTGTTCTAAAGCTCTATCGATATGCGGCTCTAGTACCGTCCAATATCGTATTACATTTTGAGCTGTTAAGACGAACGACCTGTACTTATCAGGAGTATCGTTCATTGTGTGTGGTTATACCTAGTTTAACAATAACACAATTGTAGCACTTAGTTAGTGTATTAGCAAGGGTTAATTGTAA